TCAATGTACTGATTGGTCGTTGCTGGGCGTAATTGAGGTCATCCATTCGGCGATTGCCGACTGGCGCCAGGCGACTGAGTTGGGACCTATTCTAACCTGTTTTGGGAAGGTCCCCTCTCTGATCCGACGATAAACGGTATTACGCCCCAGGCCGGTCGTGTGAAGCACCTCATCCAGGCGCAGGAAGCGATCGATATTTTCTGCTCTGTTCATGGCTCTCTCCGTGCGCCAGCGGTAGGCCGCGCTGTCTTGATGATGTGAACGGCCAGGCCGAAGGTGATCAGCATCCAGGCGCAGGTGCCAGCGAAGGCGTAGATCACCGCTTCGGTGGTGCCGGTGGCCAGCAAGTCAGGCCCGAACCAGAAGATCCATCCGAGTGATCCGACCAGGTACAGCAAAGCGCCCAGTACAATCAGGGTGAGTTTCATAGCGAACATAGGGTGTCCTTGCCGCGCAGGGCGGCTGAAGGTGGGTTATCTGATTTGCTTGGCGAGCAACTCGGTGGCGGAGACCAACGCGCTACCGGCCCTTCTCGCCGAGACCTCTCCGCCGGTGAGCGCCTTGCTCAGGCATTCGGTGACGAGCTCCAGCGCGGATATCAGTTCTTCTGTATTGGCGGATGAATCACGACCCATATCCCAGAAGGTTTGCGCCCAGTGGCCCGCTGGGGGCGGGCAACGGTCTTGGGCTCCGAATGCCAAGGTTCCAACAATCGCGTCACAAAGGTCGCGCTTGTAGGCATTGTCGCCGTCGATGCTCAGGCCGTTGCGGCGAAGCGCGTCGAGGGCGTTGTTCAGGTTCGACTCGGGCGAAGGCAGCACCAGGTCAAAGTCTTTCTTGCCTGGGCGGCAGGCCACCACCAGCAGTTCGCAGTCAAGCGGCAGGTGTTGCGCCATATCCGAGATCGCTTCGATAGCGGCTTCGCGGAATGCATTCTTTTCTTCGGACATAGGAATACCTCGCCCGCCGCTCACCGGCAGGCATGTAGGGGGGTGGGGTTAGGCTGTTGCGAATAGATCGAGTTGGTCGGATTCGACCTTCTGCTCTTGCTGCCGGAGTACTTCGAATTCGATGCGCGCCCGGGCGATCGCCGCGTAATGCTCGTCAATCTCGCAGCCGATGAACTCGAAGCCTTCGCGCATTGCTGCTTTGCCGGTGCTGCCAGACCCCATGAATGGGTCCAGTGCTACACCGCCGGGCGGCGTCACCAGTCGAAGCAGGTATGCCATCAGGTCGGTAGGTTTGACGGTTGGGTGGTTGTTGCCCTTCGTTTCAGTCGTCTCGACCTTGCGCAGGGTGGTGCCCATTTTGAACTGGGGTCCTGGGTTGACCATCCCTTCGTGCCGATCGGTGCGGCTGGTCTTTGCGCAGTAGAAGAAGCGGGCGGCGCTGCCGGTATCCAGCCGGCGATCGCCGGGCCTCATCTGAAAACCAACGACACCGTTATTTTCACTGCCTGCACTTGCCTCCATCGCGCGCCCGCGCTTCATCGCTCCGTAACAGTTTTGTCCGGCCCGCAGTGTTTCGCTGGTGCTGGCGGCGGCGAGCTGACCAGGTGCTTCAGGAAACATGGCCAGCACGGCATCACTTCCGTCATGTATAAGATTTGCCGGCCATCTGCCCAAGCAACTGGCCTTGTCGACGTTGGCGGTTACTTTTTTGCCATGGGCGACTACGTGTTCTGCGTCATGCATCCAGGGTCTCGACCAGCCTTCTGGCTTGGATGCTTTCCCGCTCTCATCGCCGCCGCCGAGCCGCTCGCCCGTAGGATCAACACGGCAAGCATCGATGTTTAGGGCACCGGTCCCGTGCTCGGTAACGTTAGATGCGACCGTTCCAGGAAACGGTTTGCGCGCCATACAGATTGGTTCGTGCGCTGGCTTCAGTGCGGTTCCCCAGCCAGCACGATCTCCCTTTAGGTTGTGCGACTTCGGGAATCCTGAGCCAAACACCCACATGATCTGGTCTCGGATCTCGAAGCCAGCCATTTCAATACCGACCGCCATGTGGTGGTAAGTGCGTGCCGCCGCGAACGAGAGCAGGTGACCGCCGGGCTTGAGCACTCGCAGGCATTCGGTTGCCCACTCCAGAGTGAAGGCCTGGAAGGCGCGCATGCCTTCGGGCGTCAGGTCATACTTGCCGGCCTCGGCAGCCACTGACCTGTGACCACCATTTGGACCGCAGGCCGAAGCGTGCGAAGGCATGCTGGCTCGGTAAGCGGCTCGAGCCTCGATGTCTTGGCCATCCCAGCTCTTGCCCATGAAGCGAATACCGTAGGGCGGATCGGTGACCACGCTGTCGATACTGTTGTCGGGCAGCGTCCGCATCGACTCAATGCAGTCGCCGATCAAAACGCGATGCTGTTTCATGGCCTTGGCCCCTTGTAGATGAAGACGTAGGCGAACCAGAGGGTGGCGATCATAGTAGGTGCGCTCCTGCTTCCAGTAGGCCGTCTCGGTCTAAGCGCAGGTTGTCGCGCTCATGCCTGAGTTCGTCGCGCTCCCTTAGCAAAGCCTTGATTGCCGTTGAGATGTTCCGGTGGCCGAGGGTGATGGTGATGGCCTGGGCCTCGTCGAAGAGCTTGATCTTCTGGTCTCGGTCGTCCGCTGCTCGCGCTGCCAGCTCTTTTTCGTGGATATTGAGGCAGCGCTTGCAGGTGACGTACCGCCAGTCATTGGTGAGCTGTTCGTCGGCCATGTCGCCGTCTGTGCCGCAGTAGACGTGCTCCGGCGGATCCTGATCTGCCTCGGTGCCGCCATCCCAAGGGTATAGGTGAACCGCACGCCCGCTCATCAGCACTCGCTCCAGTTCATGGCCTGGATGTATTCGCACGGGACCATCAGCCTGTCGGGCGGCACGGTGCTCGCGGTACGGGTATCGCCGAAATACGCAATCGCAGCCTGTGCGCGCTCGAGCGCCAACTGGGCATGGCGCATCTGCCAGGACTTGCGCTGCTTGTAAGAGCGCAGCGCCAAGGATTTATCGGTATACGCGAACCTTCGGCCGTGCTCGCCGCCATCCTTCAGCACGCGCTTGCGGTACTGCTTCAGCAGGGATTCACGCTGCGAGCCACCGAAGAGGTTGTCGTGGAATTCATCCACGATGTACCAGCACTGCTCGGTTTCGCCGATAACCACGAATTTTTTGCAGGTGACTTCCAGGCCTTTCGGGTCGAGCTCGTCGACGTAGCGATAATGGTCCGGGCCGAGTTTTATCTTTTCCATGGTCGAGCTCGTCCTTGCCGCTATAGCGGCTGACATTGAAGGGGGAGGGGTTACAGAGAGGGGTTGAGGCGTTTCAGCTCGTCGAGGCAGGAGTTCCAGCCGATATTTCCGTACCACTCAGCATCGGTACCTCCGAACGACTTGTTCACATCAGGCTTGCGCTCAGGCAGCACCACCGCTACCGGCGCGGGCTGCTCGCGATCTGGATACGCGCCGGGCAGCGGAGACATCGCTGGCTTGGCGGCCTGCTTGGCGCGGATCTGCTCGACCTTGGTCCAGATGCGGGCCAGTTCGGCCTCGCCGGCGGCATGCATGTCCAGGCCGGCGGCGAGGCACAGTGCGGCCAGCGTGACCATCACACCGCCGACTTCCTGCGATTGCTCACCGGCAGGGCGGCCGTAGACGTACTCGACCAGCTGATGCGCCTCGGTCGCGGTACAGCCGCATGCTTGCACCAGCTCAAGCGCTTCCTCAAGGAAACGATGGTTGCGCTCTTGGCGATCAGCGGCAATCGCCTCTCCGAAGCACGCCATCATCCAAGGCTGCACGCGAGATTGGAAAGGCGCGGGCCGCTCGGCGTAGAGCCTCACCTGCTCGCCATGCTTGAGCGAGACAGTGCTGGCGTAGATCGCATGGGTTATACCAACCGAGGTCATCACGCCCTCGATGATTGCGTCAGGGTGGCGCACCACCGGCTCGCCCTGGGTCTGGGCGGCTGTCTTGATCAGCTCCAGCAGGCCATAAGCCTGCTCTGCCTCGATCACGCTGCAATTGTTGTGTACTAGGATCGGGCGGCCCGCAGAGTGGTCAATGGCCCAGCCCATCGGGTTGAACTTTTCATCAGGCGCATCCAGCAGGGCGCGCACCTTCTTTGCGTCTTTGGTCATGTGATGCTCTTCGAGCAGGCCCGCGTAGTTCTCGACCCACTCACGCGGCACGCCGTCAATCGTTTGGTTGGTGGTCATGGCTTCACCGTTTCATTTGTGGATACGTTGCGAACAGAGAACAGTTTGTAACCCTTCGGGATCGAGTCGGGATACTGGGCGGCTTTGACCACCTCACTGATATCATCGGTGCCCAAGTCTTCTGACTTTACCGTGAATCCCTTTTTGCCCCACTTGGGATCGGGGCGCATGCAATCGGCAAGCGTGTAATCTTCGCGCCGATATTCAATGCTGAACACCGTCATAAATCACCTCAGCAAATCAGTTGTGCCAGTGCCAGCAGGCACCAGCAGTAGGCGGGGAGTTGGGCGCGCATCAGAACGGCACGCACTTGGCGCAGTTTGCCGTCCAGCCCTTGGAGCCGCAGCCTGTGCAGATGTGTTCTTCGGTAGCGGGCTCTGCTGGCTTGAGTGCGGCGTCTGCGATCATCTGGCAGACCTCAACAGATGGTTCAGGCATGCGCATATCTGCCTCTGCATACGCATCCAAGCGCGATTTGATCTTGCGTAGCGCGGTCTCCAGCACATCCGCCCTCTCGCGCAGCTTCAAGCATTCGGCGTTCTTGTTGAGGTATGCGCCGCCAGCACGATCCAGATCTTCATCCGCTGCGGTCAGGCGCTGTTGCAGGGCGAAAACTTTCTCCTCGCGTTGAAGATTCAACTCGTGCCACCGCTCAAGGGTTTCCCTGGCCTCGTCAAGCCGGGCGGTTACCAGGTCGAAGTCCGATGCGCGCACGCACAAGATATTGGATGCCTCGTGGCACCAGAAGCTTTTTACCTCGCTCATACAGCCTCCCTCGTTACCAGATCATGGGCATCCACAACGGTCATGCCGGAGAATTCTTCAGCAGTCGGCAAGTCTTCCAGGCAGCCGAAGATCGGCATCCCCAGCTCGCGGGCACGGCGCACCTCGCCCAGCGTACCGGCGCTGTACCGCCAACCATCAATCAGGACAACTGCGTCACAACGCTCCATCAATGCCAGTGTGCCGTCGAGGAAGAATTGATCTTGATCGGGCAGGTCGTCATCGAAGTGCGCGGTATTGGTATGTGGGCAGATTGGAAACCAACCCAGACGCGCCGTGGAGACGGCTACGGCCCTCGCTGCCGATATGTTGTCGGCAATCTTTTCCCGACTGGCCGCCCGGTATGGGCCGGCCACATACACGACAGGGATTTTGCTGCGCATGGTTGCCGGGTTGCGGCCGTGGTTGCCGTGGTACTTGTGCTGCAGTTCGAACGATCTCCGCGCTGCTGCGGCCTCAAACAGCGAATCGAATCTTCCTAGGAAAATCTGCCGGTTGTTTTGATAGGCATATGCCTTCCAGGTTGAGCGCTCATCCCAAGAAACGCCGCGAACACCTGTCAGGTTTCCGCTATTGAGTTTTTGATTCCTGGCGTTTTCCAAATAAGTGGCGGGCCTGAGGTTGCTCCACCGGTTGTCCGCGCGATCGCCGTTTATGTGATCAACCAGGTCAGGAGGAAACTCACCGACCATAAACAGGAACGCGAGTCGATGTAGGTAGTAGGGCTTTTTGTCGATTACCACCTTCAAATAGCCCTTCCGATCTTTGGTGTTCGCCGCGGTACCAGCGGCGGTTCGGCTGCGTCCAATAACCCAGGTGAACACGCCGGTGACTGGGTTGTAATGCAGCAGCTCTTTCAGCTTTGCCTGAGATATGGACATTACGAGTTCCTGCCGGGCCATGCCCGGGCGGTGGAGTGGGGGGGGGGAAGTTACGCGGCGTCAGTCGTTGTCGATCGAGAGCAGGGGGAATGCTGTTGCTGCCACTCGCGGAACCTGTCCATTTCCAAGGGCTTTAATTCGGTCCACCCGATGGGCCACCCCATCAGCCACTCGACCCATTCCGGGTTCAGCTGGCCACCGTCGGAAGCCATCACTGCGTGGTCGATTCGGTCGTTCACGCGGCTCTTGCCGGACTTGCGTATCAGGCTCGCCGGTGACGATCCTTTGCTCGCGCTCGCGCACGGCGTCGGCCAGGACCGGGCGGATACCGCTTCGATCAGCGTTCCGCCTTCCCGACTCTTGCGCGGCGTCACCCTGCCGCCCTTCCTGGCCAGTGTTGCCGTGGGCGTTGGCCATTGTTTCACTGCACTGCTCAGGCCCCAGCCGGCATTCTTGCTGCTGCCCGGCTGGTTGTGGTTTCCGTGCACCGTCGGCGTCGGCCAGAGCATTGCCTCGGCTGACAACTTCGGCTCGCCCCGACTGTTCCACTTTCCGCCCGGCCGGCTCACTGCATCGTCCGCGACTATCGTTTGCCACAATCCAGATGCGGTCGCGCTGATGGGGCGCTCCGCAGTCGGATGCTGAAACAATGCACCACTGCGCGTCATACCCCATTTCGGCAAGGTCACTGAGGACCAGTGCAAGTCCTCTTCCCACAAGCAAAGGTGAGTTTTCCACGTAGACGAATCGAGGTCGTACCTCGCCGATGATTCGCGCCATTTCCCGCCAGAGGCCAGAGCGGGCGCCATCGATGCCGTCGCCATTCCCGGCAGCTGATATGTCCTGACACGGGAATCCGCCAGAAACCACATCAACAAGGCCGCACCATGGTCGTCCGTCAAAACTGCACACGTCAGACCAAATCGGGAAAGTTGCGAGGGCTCCATCGTTTTGTCGTTGCGCCAGAACTTGTGCGGAGTAGGCATCACGCTCAACGGCGCAGACGGTGCGCCACCCGAGCAGGTGGCCGCCGAGAATTCCGCCACCAGAGCCTGCGAAAAGAGCCAGCTCATTCATTTATCCTCCGTGCAGCCGACTGCCTCGCCGGCTGGCGCTGTTCTGTGATATGGGGTATTAAGGGTGACCGGCATGGAGCCGGATCAAGGAGTGTTGCTTGTTCCGCAGTTGCGGCAGTCTTCGCGGTAGCGCTGCATGTCGCCGATGAAGCGGCCGCAACCGCCGCAGTTGAAAACTTCTTCACGGGGTTTTTTCGGTTTCGCCAATTTGATTCCGGTGCCGCGCAAAGCCTGCTTGAGATCAACGTCCTGGCGCCATACAAGCCTGCGGCGGATTGAGTCGATATATTCGGCAGACCATAGCTTTCGCGATCCCGCCGATAGGTCGGCGGCGAACTCTATTCGCGATTGCTCCAAGTTCAGATTGCAGGCGCGACCGAGGTCTGCGGTCACTTGGCCCTTGTTCCAGCCCATCCAGTAGACATCATTGCCGTTCCAACTGCCTGGCACTTGCAGGTAAACGCGGCACCCCGGCTCCAGCATGGAGTTGCTGGCTTGTTCGTCCATCAATTGGCAGTCGACGCCATAGTGGGCGCGTTCATCAATGTACCGCTTCGGCCATGGGATGTCAGTGTCACGGTGCCCGCAGGCCTTTTCTTTGGTGTACAGCTCGCACTTGTCCAAGTCGGTGTAGTAGCCGCGGTGCTCCTTTCCGTGGAAGGTCAGGCCATCACCGACGTGACTGCGGCTGTCTTGTAGGTAGAACTGATCGTCCATGGATTATCTCCAGTCAGGCGCCGCCCTCCGTTTACCGGATGCAGCGAGTAGGGTGGGTTATGCTTCTTCGGCGTCGAGCCGTGATGCTTGGCGTTGGCCGTGGCTGTAGATTTGGTGCGCCACGTTTTCGTCAACAACGATTTTGTGGCGCGGATAACGCAAGAACTCGATCAGTTCGTTGTCGCCCATCAAGTCCATCTTCATGATGGCGATCTGCAGAACCTCGCTGATGATCGGCACCTTGCCGCGAAGCCGGATACGCTCCATGGCCTGCTCGATGCCGGGCCTGACCTTGTGCCGCAATTCCTTCTCGGCGACAGCCAGGCGCTTCTGCGCAGCCTTGGCCGATCTTTCCTGCACTGTCTTGGCCATGGCCTACCTCTTCTATTCCGCTGGCCAGCAGTGCGAGCCAGGTTTGTCGTTTGCGTTGCTGGGTGCGGGCTATGCGGCGCATGAATCGACTTTCACTTGATGCCAGGCGCCGACGGCTTCGAAGATCCGCGCGGCGTGCGCCTCGTCCAGCGATATCGCTTCGGGAATAGCAATCCAGCCCGACGCCACCATCTGGCTTTGATTTGCCTCGTCGCGCAGCTTCTTGTAGCAATGCTCGATTACGTCTTCCAGGTGATCGGAGAGGTAGTTGCCATCCGGAGCGACTTCCACCGACTTGCTGTAGCGGTCGCCGCGGGCGTCGATACACAGGGCGCTGAGGTAGATCGTCCACCGGTGAGGAATTCCGCAAACGGCCTGGCCGATCTTGCCGGGCGCGATGTTCTTCAGCGACTTGTAATTGATCATGCCCTGGCGGCCGCTGGGATCGATGTTCACCACCGCGACGTGGTTGGAGGCGAGCAGCGAGCGGCACGACCGGGCGATTCGTGCTTGCAGGTTGTGAGGCTTACGTTTTTTCATAATGCCTCCGCCAGTTTGCGCAGCGCCTTGCGTTCTGCAGCCGTGATATCCGGCTTGCGGCGCTTGAGGATGGTTTCGGGGTCGACCTTGTTTGTGCGTTTCGGCGGTACCGGGTTGCCCGACATGCTCGGCACTTGGGCGACGGCGCCGCCCGACGCCAGGAACTGCGCCGTGCGCTCCGAGATTGAATCGGCGTGCTGGCGATGCTGCTCTACCAGACTGAGGTTGTTGCTTACGTACATGCTGACCTCACTTGATGCTGATCGAGCTTTTGCCGATCTCTGAGTGGGCGCCGGGGACTTCCTGGCCTTCCTTCAATGCCTTGGCGATGGCCGCCTTGTCCGGTGCGCTGGTTACTTTGACGTTGACGAATTCGTCAGCAAGGGCCTTCTCGTCGTCAATAACCACGATGGGCTTGCCCTTGCCGCATGTGATGGTGAACAGCGGGTGGGTAATCTTGGTGATCCCTGCCGCGTCCATGTTGCTGCGCAGGTACTCCTTGAGGCTTTCCTTGCGGTTGTTGATGATCCGCTTGCGCTCGGTCAGCCGGTCAATCTGGGACTGTATTGCCTCAAGGTCGCCGTCGATGTTCAGGGTGATCATGGCGATGGCCTTGCCCTTCTCCTGAAACTCGCCTTCGATCCCTTCCATCGTGTCGCGCAGGGCGATGGCAAGGTCTTCGTCGGCGGTCTCGGCCAGGACGGCCAGTTCTTTGAACTGTTCAGCAATGGTGTAGAGCGTGGTCATGCTGCTGACTCCTGATCAAAGCGGGATTTCTGCTCGTCGTACTCGCGCACGATCCGGGTGACGGCTTTCGTGTCGCTGCGCAGCGTCAGGCGGCGCACGGCAACGTCATGGAACGCCTTGAGTTCCTTGGGCGTTTTGGCGGTCTTCAAGGATTCAATGACGGACGCGATGTAGTCCAGTCGCTCCTGCTTTTGGCGCTCTTCCTCGGCGACCTTGTCTTCGGCCTGCTCTATCGCTTGCTCATCAGCCAGAGCGCTGACGTAGTCCTTGTCGTCGAACATCCCCAGGAACACGTCGGCGCTGAACCCGAGCGAGCTCAAAGCCTTCTTGATGGCGTCTGTGAGGCTTTTCTTTGGGGCCTCACCGTCTGTGAGCATCCCGTACGACGCCTTGTAGATGTAGTTTGTGCAGCCATACGATTCGATTTCGCCGCGCTGGCCGTCGAGCATGAACCAGAAGGCGATACGCACAGTGTGGTTACTGGTAAAGCCCAGGCTAGATCGCTTTTCACCTTCGCCGATGAACACCTCGACGCCAGGGTCGAAACGCTCTTCCAGCACTTTCCAGCCGAAACCGATGCCTGCCGGACCGAACACTTCGGTGGCCTTCATGATCATCGCCGTACCGTTCAGGCTGGTGATCTGCTGGCCGCCGACCTTGGCGTCTTTGGTGAACCTAGTATCGGTTTTTTCGACGCGATTCCAGATCTGCATGTTTTTGTCGGACATGATCAAAACTCCAGGTGCGCGTAAAGCTCTTCAGCATCAGCAAACACCTGGTACGCATCCTGTTCGGTTGCGTATTCCGTGAAGTGTTCATCGTATGCGTGGTGATAGTCGGCGCCGACTTGGTAGCAGGAGATTTCACCCTTATCATTTCGGTGAATTCTCAGAAAACTCGGGCCTTTGTGGAGCGGAAGGCATGCCGCCGCATCCTGAAACATGCTGTCGCCATCGAATTTTCCGAAGAGACGATGACCTGGGTAGATGTACGCATAAACGGCCCAGCGATTGACGCCTTCATACGGGTCAAGCGTCGAAGGCGTAACCGAGTGGCGTGAGATCTCGACGGTGAATTTGTTGTTTCGGCGGGACCACAAGTCTTTCTTGCTCCATGCACTTTTTGTATCGGACATGACTATCTCTCCGCGCCACCGGAGAGGGGCGCTGTGAAGGGGGTTATTGAGTGATCAGGCCGCCAATGGCTGGGCCAAGTAGAACGATGGTGAGGAAGGTCAGGCCAACGATGGCCGAGGTCAGGCGGATGGCGCGGCGCCGGTCGCGCTGGCGGGTGGTCATTCGTAACCCCTTGCCTCATCAGCCCAGGCCTTGCAGGACGCGATGTGCTGAGAGTATTTCCGCCACTTCCGCTTTTCTTCGGAAGCCATGCTTCGAAGGCAGTTCTTGCAGGTGACATGCTTGCGTATGCCGGTCTCCTGAATTTCACAACCGTCGATCCTGCAATGCGCGCTGCACTCGCAGTCATCCACCGCCGCGCAATGGTGCTCAACCAGATGCACAGATTTCACTCGGTTCACGGCTCCACCTGCTTGCGGTAGCCGAAGTCGACGATAGCGTGGCGATATCGATCCTTTACTTCATCGTCGCACTTGTGCCACTTGCTTCCTGGATTCAGCACCTTGAATAGATTCTGAGCAATCTTTTCACGCTCTTCCGCCGCGATCTGCTCGGGCGTGCGAATGGGGCGAAACGTACTTGACCATCCCGTCAGGCGTCCGCCGCCATGCACAACCACGGCAGAACCTTCATGATCAGGGTGATGCCAAACCACAACGGCTTCAGCCCACTGGAATTTCATGCTTGGAAGCATCGCTTCACACACCGTCCCAACAGGCGGCAGGCCGTTCATGACACCCTCGCAATCAGCATGCCGCGCCGCTGAGTGATGCGAACCCGGGTAGGCAGGTCCGCGACCAAAGAAAAGCCCTGACGGTACAGGGCTTGTTTAAGTGCTTTGTGGTTTCGGGCGATGATCGAGATCATGCGGCCTCCTTGCGCCTGGAGACGATCTTGTTGAGTCGCCCACAGTAGTGGTTGAATTCGGCGATGGTGATACGATCGTCTAGCATCATTTCGTTCAGATTTTTCTGGATCATCACCGACCAGCTGACCGGCGTTTTGAGATCCTCGAGCGCTTCCAGCTCTTCGCCGATTAGGACGTGTGCGCTCAGTGTCATAGTTCGTCGTCCTCGGCCTGGGCGGCCAGTGCATCGTCAGCGAGGGGCCGAAGTAGGGCCTCTGCAATTTCGCCAAGCTTGCCGAAGGGGTGGTCGCTTCGCCCCAGCAACTCGGCGGCGGCGTCTTTGTCAGCTCTCCCGCAGCTGTTGGCGATCAGCAGCCAGCCAAGTGCTGGTGTGCCGACCTCACAGCTCGCCTGTCGGATGTTCGCCAGTTCGTCCGCCGCCAGTGCCAGCTGGGCGACCGTGACGACCTGAGGCCTGCGCAGGCGCCGCTGCACCTTCACGTCTTGGCCGAAGCGCACCAGTTGCTCCGTGGCGTTGTAAAGCCACTCCCTGCGGGCAATCTCCACCGCCGACTCGCTCACTAGAGGCGGCAACTGAGCGTCGTAACGCTCCTGGCATATCTTCAATGCTGCGTTCATGGTCGCCTCCAGGCTTGGTTATTCGGTGGGCGGGGCTGGGAGTGGCTGCCAGTGGGTTGGCTCCATTGACCCATCAAAGTCGGTTACGAGATTCCCCAGTCCGTCATCTGCGGCCGGGTGAAAGTCATGGTCATCTTCTGAGTAGATCGTCGGCTCAACCCAGCGACCCTTGGTTGGGTCTCTGAAATTCCATCCGGATCCGATAACAAGCACGCCATCATCTGGCAGCCTGTCCTCAACCTTGATCCATTCGCTCATGGCGACCTCCAGTGTTTGGGGTTAGGCGTCTGCGGCAATGTCCGCGAGGATTTGAGATTTGCGCTTCTCGAAGCGAGCGCTCCAGGTTGGCCTTCCATCTACGCGCCAGATGGTCGCGCCACGCTTGCGGAGCTTCCGGGCACGAGCCGGAGAAATTCGATTCCCCCATCCCTCGGTGCGGTAAATGGCTTCCCAGTACTCGACGGTCTCGCGCTTGTCGTACTTGTAGTACCTGCTGCTCGGCTTGTTTTGGGACAGCCAGTCCTCTATCAGTGACCTCGCGACGGTGGCGCCACTGAAAACGTAGCAACTCTCCAGTGACTCACGGGTGCCAATGCCAGCATGAAGCGTGGGTACACCAGGATCGCCGCCGCAATCCCAGACCTGACCTTTGCACTCCAGGGTCGAGCCGTCAGTGAGATTGATGGTGAAAGAGCGGCCCGCAAACGCATCACGGGTTCCAGGCGCAATCTTCATGAAGTCGAAGAAGCCATCGTGGCTCGAAACAAGCAGGTTGCCGGTGCGCTCGTATACAAGGCGCGGCATTTCATCCAGCAGCAGGAAAATCTGCCCCTGCTTGGTTTTGATCACATCCAAAATCTTTGGCATTTCGGGAACTCCATTCGTTGGTTCACCCGGTTAGGCGGCTACCGGCTGATTCATCAGTTCGGCGTAGGCGTTGAGCGCTTCTTCGCGGGTATCGCCGAATGCGTAGTTGGCCGACGACTGCAGGTCTTCAAACCCTTCACCTACCACGCACCACGCACTGCCATCCTTCATCACGCGGATGGCCCACCAAGGCTTCTGGAATCCGTCAGTGCGGCAGGTGTTGCAGGCCCAGGTGCCGCCGTAGACGAAGCCTGTCTGCTTGCACTGGCCGTGCGGGAATGGGTGGATGAAGTAGATCTGGCCGGCGCGGACCAATTCGTCCGCCTTGTCCCAGCCCTGTCCACGCTCAAAGCGAGCCGGGCCATCAGCTGTTGCATTGCGCTCAACGCCATGGACGCGTGAATTGAAGCCGCCGAGAAAATTGCCGCTGAGCAGGCTTGCGTCGAAGATTTGGTCCGCCATGCGGATACGGTTCGTTTGCTGTTTCATGGTCAACTCCGATTGTTGGTTCACCTGTATTCGTCAACACACATTCCTCCCGCTGGTTGCCGATGGGCGCGGGGGAGGAGTGCTGACGGGTAGAGGCGCAATAAAGAAAGCCCGGTTGGACGTCCGGGCTTTCGGATGCAGTGGTTTGTATTTTTGGGGCGGGACCATCAGCGCCAGAACTCAGACAGACCCGATCTAGAACGCCAGCGCTCACGATGGAAGCGCAAGGGACCGGTTGGCAGGCCGTCATCAGATGGCGGTTCTGGCCGCGCATGGCTGAGCGCTGCGCCGATCAGGATCAGTAGGAGCATGGTGATCTCCGGTTGGGTTGGGTGATGCAGATGACCGGAGCTGATCCCGGCAGGACTATTAGCGGCCTTAGTGACACCGGAGTTTCACCGGGGCGAAGGTTTCAGCCGCTTATTCTTGGACTCGCCGTGGCCATCTGGGCGCTTACTCACTCTACCGGCCACGATTCCCGCGATCCCTCAGGTCTTACACTTGCCCGTCAGCCCGGGCATTCATCTGCGTGTTGCTGTGATGCAGGTGGGCGGTTATAGGCCGCAGTTTCGTCCGCATCGGGGTGTGATCTGGCCGGTGCTGGTCTCCGGCTTTCCAGTTGTGTCCGCCGCGCCAAAGGCGAAGCCTGTCTGGTACAGGTGCGGAACAATTGCGCATCAGCCTGCGCAGTCAGATCACACCCCGATGCGCTCTCTATAGAGAGGATCGGGCAGTTAACGTCAGTGCTGACGTGGCGCTGGTTGACCATTTAAACGCTCTGCGAAATGCCCCAGCTGCAGGCCAGGAACACGGCTACAAAGCCGATCACTACGAGCCAGGCGGCCCAGGTAAGGTTTGGCATGGTGTATCTCCGGGTTGTTTTCCCGCTGCCCACCGCTCTGGATGGGCATCAGTGAAAAGGTCCGTCATGCTGTTATGCGTGCTTTGCAAACTCTCCGTGCATCGCTAAGCGCGTCGAACGCACCCATTCGGCCGCCTCTGAAAGCGTTATGAATGTCGCGCTTTTGCGCGTCTTGTTGGCGATAACCTGAGCCTCAAAGCGGCCATTCTTGGTAATGCGAACACCCTTGACGCCTACCTTGTTGTCCGAGCGGATGTTCACGTTTTGCCGATTCTGCGATTGATCACAAACCCGCAGATTCGCCCAGCGGTTGTCTGATCGGATGCCGTTGATATGGTCGACCTCGCACTCAGGCGTGGAGCCGGTCATCCATAGGACGGCAAGCCTGTGAGCTGATACCTGTTTGCCGAGCAGACTTATTCGTCGGTACCCGGCTGTGTCGGTTGATCCAGCTATTGAGTCCTTCGGTGAATTTGCGTTGGGTGATTTGGCCCAACTGAACACCCCTGTCTCAGGGTCATACTTAACGAACTCGAAGAATCGCTTCACCATTGCTTCATTCATGGTCTTTCTCCTTTTCCCGGATGGCCCTGTCTCCAAGGCCATCGAGGAAAATTTGTTCTCTCCACCACGCGCGGCGCCTGAGTCCTCTCTTTGGCCAGGTCACACATTTCGTGTCCGGTGTTCTTCCTGGCTGGCTTGCGTGGTTTCGCGTACTCACATTAGGGAGTACGGCCAGTTCCAGAGCTGGCGTGGAGATCGAATTTATTGTTCGCACTGTGCCCGTTGCCGGGGATCGATCTGCGAAGGTCCTGAGCTGTTAAAGAGCTGGTCAGGCCCTGAGGCCCTGGCGAGTCCCTGTTTGGGCTCGATGGAGTTAATTTAGCCTCAAGCTAAAATTGCGTCAATAGCTCTAAGCTAAATATTTAGCGGTGGGCGAAATTAATCATCGGCCCTTTGATGCTTAAGGCCTTGATGACCGGCCGTCTGAGCGCCTTACACAGCGCTTAGCATTACGATATGATTTTTTACTGATCTGTATATATATACAGTATTTTTGGGGGTGAGAATCGTGGCTAAAACGGCGAATCAAAAAGGAAATAAGGAAATAAGCGGGATGGAGCGCCTTGCGCTGCGCGCCTCATCGATGATCAACCATCCGGTGGCGCAGGCGCAGCGCTGGGTGACGATCCATCGCCTGGACACGGATGGGGACAGGGAATGGGAAGAGGTGCTTGGCGTCATCGCCAGTACGGACGAGCTAGAGCTGACGCTCAATGATGACGGCAGCGTGACTGTGAGATGGGAGCAGCAGGAGGTAGAGGTGGCTGGGAGGGGAGAGCCTGCATTTGAGCGGGAAGAAGAGGCGGCGCCTTTTTGATTGACATGAAAAAGCCCGCGCCCGGCGGGCTTTGTTAGGAGGTTGATTTTACTTTGTCGCGTCGAGAACCTTGCGCATGCCCTCCATATCACTTTGGGAAATCTTCCCCTCAGTGCCGCAGACTTGAAACTCTATGAGCTTGGCCGAGGCAAGCCGCTGCAGGTTTGCCCGGTCCACCTGCTTATCGAAGCGTTCAATCGTTGCAGATCCAGCGCTCGTTGCTGAGTATTCATATTCCAGATAGGGATCAATCACCCCATCGACCAGCCAGTTGGTGTGATGGCATTCCCGGAATTCTGCGCTGTCCCCCCATGTAATTAGCTGCACCTTGTAATACCCAGGTCCTGGCGAGCCTTTTAAATATAGGGCAACCGTAGAAAATGAAAATTCATTGGCCTGCGCAGGCAAAGAATCCCACCTCACCGCTCTATTGCCGGTGAACCTATCAGTCTCGTCCTTGAATACGCCAGCACTTGCCGAGATCGAGAATAAAAAGGCAACTGCTGCGATTGGTGCGCGGTAACGCATGGCATCCCTCCCGTAATTGAGCCAGCACCCTACCATTCGTGGCGCACAGCCACCATTGGAGGGGTAGGGCAGATACAAGAAGCCCGGCGCTATGCCGGGCTCGATGATCGCTGCTTACGCTTCTACCGCCAAGGTATCAGCCCTGACAAGCACCAGGATCTTTGTAAGCTTCGCACCATGCGGCCTTCAGAAGGACTTTGCATTCGGCGTCGTATTTTTCACGTAGCTTGGCAGTGCCAGCTGGTGTCATCGGCCCGGGTATCTCGTTGCGCAAGTCCACCAATCTTTGCGCAACTTCGTCCTGAGCCTGCGGGGTATCGCCAGCATGAACCAGAAGCGCGTAGAAAGCTTTTGAGGAAAGCTTGCGGCTTATGTCGGGCTGATCACCAGCTACTGAAAGCAATTCGTAGTAGGCCGCGCAGTGGAGGTCTCTCTCTTTTGGGGTTTCTGCTTGGGCGGCGAAGGAAATGCAGGTGAAGAGGGCGCAGAAGGCCAGTGGGATCGAGGATAGGTGCATGAAAACGAGTCCATTCGAGAGGGGCGAATATTTTATCAGCTCAGATGCCAGATACAAGAAGCCCGGCGCTAGGCCGGGTTCAATATGCATTGGAACGACTGTTTTTGCCGAGACCAGAGCTCTGCGCGACGAAATGCCTGCGAGCAGTAGGGGGGCTCGCAGGTTTTGGTCGGCTAAATTGGATCAATATTCCTTGGAACCTAGAACCACCTCTTGGGATTCCTTTGGTAGATAATTATCGAAACCAGCAGCGAAATCTTTTAATTCCTCCGGATAGCAGCGCCCCCATAGACTTAAGAAAGCCTCTTTGACCCTAGCTTCCGGAACTAGGCCAAGTCGCTTGCCTATTTGCGAAAAAATTGTGTGCTCATCGCGATTTGTATTGGCAACGCTCCGAACTATATCTTCGATTTCAGACGCTTTTTCATATGGTCTAAGCAAAGCTACTGCTAATTCGCCTGATATATCAGCCAGCTTGGCTAGTACTTTGTTGAAAATGTATCTCTCTGGGCTCTCGCCTGGAAGTTTGAAGATCAGCTGCGACGGGCTATTTATATATTTTGAGTCTCCGTCAAGTATGCAGATAGACTTCTGTACTGAGGCTGGATTTATATTGTGGTCCTTGTGAACCCGTTGAGCGGTACCGTCTCCTTCCATCGCATAAATGCCTATTGCATCAACAGCGACACCACTCACGTTTCGCAAAATTTCTTCCACCCACATTTTTGCGAATCGATCCTCCACAAATATTGCGAGGCGGGAGTCAACTACACCACTAATTGCTCTCAGAGAGGCAATGTCTAACTTTCCTTGATAAAGCTTCCCTCGAATGGCCGCCCAAATTGCTTTGTCAGGCAGAGGCTTCAATGCATCATTCGAATGGCTCGTGAAAATCACCTGTATCTTTCGCCGATTCGCGAGGTCAATTAGATATTCTACAAGGCGAATTGTCGCCAAAGGATGAAGCCCGTTTTCAATTTCTTCAATAAGAACGAGAGATTGTTCAGGCATGGTTTCAAGCTCGACAATCATGCGTATGATGCTTGACTCTCCGGCTCCAAAATGAAACTCGGAGTATTTATCACCTTTCGCCGTTTGCCCTGCTAATAGTGTGATCTTTCCTTTAGCATCGATTTTCAGGAAGCTAAATTCACTTACGTCTTTGTCAAGGATAGTCGCGACTGCCTGAGCTGCTTCTGCTGGCATAGTGCTGATCGCAGATGGCTTTACGTCAAACTTTCTTGACATGCATTTAGCGAGGTCTGGACGCTCGGTTGCTGGTACTGTCCTAGAAACGCCAAATACCCTGGTTTTTCTAGACAGCGCTTCACGACTCCATCTGAAGTTTGTGAATTTTGCAGTTCGCTTTATCGAGTCCTGCTGTCGTACATCTCTATCAATAATCTCGTATTCAATTTTCCAGTTCTGCATGCTTTCATCGAATCTGCCACTTTTTGAGAAAAATAATGAAGGCTTTATGTCTTTATATGCTAACGCCGCAGCCCCAAGCAATGTGGTTTTCCCCCCTCCATTGGGGCCAATGAGGGCAGTCACAGGAAAGTCAAAGGTCAATACTGTATTCTCGTATCCCCGAGCTTTCTCTATGATTATTTTGTATATGTATTTCTTATAATTTCTCTTTTGGACTCTTTCAAACAGACCAGTGATTTCGCTGTCTCTTATTTCGCTCTGATACATAGTCTTCAATCCCTTGTAAGCTACAGCGCTGTTAATTTTTATGATATCTGGGTATCAACAAAGCGACTCGTAAATACAACGCACGCAAATCCAATCAGATCTTCATTTAACTAGGCACCATAGAACTGATTCAGCGCTATCAGCTCAACCACCGCCACGATGGTGCAAAGCACAACGAATCCAGGGCTGAACACCCGCTTGCGGCCTGATGAGCCCCAGCTAAGACCAGCTGCGTCGGAGTATCCGGGTATCATCATAAGCAGCGCCAGCCAAGCAATGACCCCAACCTTGCTCCAGAAGCTCTGCTCGCGCCATGCAGTCATTTTTTCTGTTCCGCAGACCGGCTTATCCGACTCGCCTTCACTTCATCCGCATAACCGGCAAGCTTGTCCTCGGCATCCGGAAAGCTTCCAATGATCGTGAGCAGCTCCCTGGCATCACGCTCAAACCCTGCATCAGACAGCCGCTCCGCAATCCTCATCAGCTCTACGGCTGACCACTTGAGGTCGGAGGCGACGCCTTGTAGGTCGCGTTTTAGGTCTTGGTTTGGCTTTGTCAGAGACATAGCGTCACACCGGTTTCCCGTTCCACACATAAAGCACCCTAGCCAGGATGTGAGTGTCATCCACGCGGATCTCTTCGATGTCGTGATGCTTGTTGTCCGAGATCATCTTGAAGCGGTCTTTGCCTTTCTTCTGCAGGCGCTTCACGTACAGCATGTCGTCGTGCGAGAAGAGATAGATTCCGTCGCCGGTGAACTCCCGGATCGTGATATCCACGAGCAGCGGGTCGCGATCTTTGATCGTCGGCGCCATGGACTGACCCCACCCGGTGATCATCTTCAAGTGAAAGTGCTCTTTGAAGGTGAGGCCCAGATCGCGCAGGTGCTTAGGGCTGACCCTGATGTCCTGGAGCATTTCAGGGTATTCGTGCGGGATCTGGCCGCCACCCATCGCGGCGCGCACATCGTAGTGCGCAATCCACACTTCGTCACCGACCTGGCCTGGGCGAGAGAAGTCGACGGTAATGACGTTGCTTGTCTCGTCAGCCGCCGCAATGATCCGGTCACGAGCGGTGCCCGTTAATCCTTTGACCCTCGAAAGCATCTGCTTTATCTGGTCTGCTGCGGTCTGCGCTGAAGCCTCACCTGGCTCGTCGCCCGATATCTGATCGTCGCCCAGAGTCATCGACTCCCCCAGAGATATGGAATCGAACCAACCTCTGGGCAGCTTCTCGATCGCCTCAATTCTCCGCGCTACGTCGTCTCCCAAATTCTTCGCAGTCTTGTCCGACAAAATCTGACTCAGGTGCGCAGGGGCCATCCCCCAGCGCTCGGCGCACGCGCCTTTCCGCTGGGTTCCTATGAGGCTGATCAGTTTCTGCTTGCGAATCGCATAAATATCCATGCGGGCAAGAATGCCAGCGTTTAGCTCAATGCTAAATGTGCTCAAAGCTAAATATTCCTTGCTGATATATTAGCCATAAGCTAAATTTCTCCTATGTTTAAGGAGAGATTCCATGAATGACCATCTGCGTGACTGGCTCGCCAGCGCTTCAAACGAACGGCGCCAGTCAGTGGCTGCCGCCGCTAAGACAACGGTAGGCCACCTCTGGCAGTTAGCAGGTGGTCACCGAAAGGCCTCGGCCGATCTGGCGGAACGCCTTCAAGACGCATCTGGTGGCGAAATCACTATCGCAGGTCTCCGCCCTGATCTTCTCGACCTGGCACATAAAGTCCTGCGCGGCGCCGCCTGACAACCCTGTCCGCCGTTCCATTGAGCAAATGATCGCCTCTGCACCTGCGGGGCGCCACGGAAACAAATTTGAGGTTTTACGAATGGAAGACTTTTTGGATGCATGCCAGGCAGCAGTGAAGGGCAACGAGCCCAAATCCCTGGCTGCAAAGATGGGTGTTCCGCACGTGAGCCTCCTGCAGCGCGCCAACCCTGACAACGATGCTCATCGCCTGACGGTTGAGCATCTGTTCGGGATCTTGCTGCACACCGGTGACATGCGCCCGCTTGCAGTTCTGGCCGCAGAGTTCGGCTTTGACCTGGTGGCGAAGACAGAACCCAAGCCGGAAGCACTCACCAAGTCGCTGATCAATGTCGCGAAGGAAGTGGCCGACCTGACCATCGCCGTTCATGAGGCGCTAGGCGACAACCACGTCAGCACCTTCGAGAAGAACCTGATCCGTCAAGAGATCAGCCACGTTCGCCAAAGCCTGGACGTGATGGATGCGTCGGTTAAGGCGGCCTGAATTTCAAACACAAAAAAGCCACCGGACGAGGGTGGCTTTTTCTACAGCGGCAAACATCTGGAGCGAATCATGCACCAACACACAGAATCGATCAATACCCCCAACAATCTCGCGCCACGATTTTCGCAATCGGAAAACGTGGCGCGCGGTGTTTCCATGTCCAGCCTTGAGCTGGTGGACTTTATCAACTCCAAACGCGAGAAGGGTCAGCCTACCCTGACGCACAAGAACCTGATCGCCAAAGTGCCGCGTGTTCTTGGCGCCGATCAATCGGCTAAATTTTCAGCCGATTACCTTGATGCCCGTAGCCGCGTACAAAAGTGCTTTGTGTTCCCTAAGCGTGAAGCCTGCCTGATCGCCATGTCGTACAGCTACGAGCTTCAGGCGTTGGTGTTCGATCGCATGACGGCGCTTGAGGATCGTGAGCGAGCCCGCGCACTGCCGAGCAACCCCAAGATCATCGGCGAACTCGCCGTTCTGGAATGCTTCGACCGCCTGCTGAAGCCTGCGAACTCCAGCAAGATGATGATGCTGGCCAAGATCGCCGCCAACAACGGCCTGGACGCCAAGTTTCTTCCAGGCTATGCAGTGGACGCCGCCCCTGACGCCGCTGGCGGCTCTTCGATGCCTACCAAGGCAATCACCGCCCTGATCAAAGATCACGCCATCGCCAGCACAGGCCGCGCCTTCAACCTTGCATTGGAGGTTCACGGCTTCCTCAAGGTCCTCCAGCGCAAAAACTCCAAGCAGGAAATGGTGGATTTCTGGTCCGTGACCGAGAAGGGCCTGGCCTACGGAAAAAACCTCACCAGCCCTCAATGCCCCCGCGAGACGCAGCCTCACTGGTACGTGGATCGCTTCCTTGAATTGGCCGCAAAGGTCGGGAAGGCCTGACATGCAATACACCCTTACGATTAATCAGGTGAAGGCGCTGGAATGGGGGCTGAATTCTCAGCAAGCCCTGCTGTTCGCTTTCGTCTACGGCTGCCCGAGCTGGACCAAGCCAATCAAGACTGATAACGGGATCTTCTTCGCGCTGAGCAAGGCCAAGATCGTCGAGGAGCTACCGCTGCTCACTGATAAGCCAGACACCGCTTACCGAATGCTGAAAGCCCTTGAAGAAGCTGGTTTGATTGAGCTTTCCAGCACGTCAAACATCACGCTCTTTCGCCTTACCGAGAAGGCCGTCGAGTGGAACCAAAAGCTGGATGGGTCGGAAAAATATCCGACCCCGCCAAAAAACAAAGGTCGGAAAAATATCCGATCTACCTCGGATAAATCTCCGAGCGAGGTCGGAAAAAAATCCGTGCAAGGGTCGGATAAATATCCGACAAATCAGGATACCAATCATCAGGATACCAATCAGGGTACCAATCACAGCTTGCCGGAAGGCTCGGACAAGCCGAACCAATCCGGCGTATTAGTGCTGGTGGTTGATCAACCCGATGCGCCCCGCGTCGAAATCCCCGCCGACATGCCAGGACCAAAAGACCAGACCTGTAAAACGTTCAAGGCCTGGGCGAACTACGCAATGGCCTACCGCAAGCGGTACCAGTGCTGGCCGGTATGGAACGCAGCGGCAGGCGGAATGCTCGGCAAGCTGGTGGAAAGCCTTGGTATCGACGTCGCTCACAGCGTTGCTGCGTACTACCTCACGGTCAATGACGCCCGAATCGTCAACGACTGCCACAGCCTGAAAAACCTGATCGGCAAGGCTGATGCGTACCACACCATGTGGCTCACCGGCCGCCAGATGAATTCCCGTACCGCCCGCCAGATCGAAGATACCCAAGCCAACTTCAACGCAGGCCAAGAGGCCAGTCGCAGCATTCTGGACGGGGGTGAGAGCAATGCTTTCCTACGCCGAAACCGCTGAACTGAGCATGGCCATCTGTGCCACTGCTGAAACTCTTGGGCAAGTGCTGAGCGCGCCAGCCGCCAAGCTGATGGCCGAGGACCTGGCCGAACACCCGATGGACGTGATCGCTAACGCACTTTGGTCATGCCGCCGCGAGCTGACTGGGAAGCTGACCTTGGCCGCGATCCTCCAGCGCGTCCAGGCCGCTGACGGCCGTCCGGGCAAGGACGAGGCGTGGGCCATTGCCATGACCACGAACGACGAATACGAAACCGTGGTGCTGACCGATGAAATCCAGTTGGCCCTGGCCGCTGCCAAGCCTGTGCTCGATGCCGGGGACAAGATTGGGGCCCGTATGGCGTTCATCAGCGCGTACGAGCGGTTTGTCGGCCAATCCCGAGAGGATGCCAAGCCTGTGAACTGGCACGTCTCCGTAGGATTCGACGCGAGCCGTCGCATTCAAGCCGTCACCAAGGCCATTGAGCTCAAGCGCATCCCCCGAGAGAGCGGCCAGAAGTACCTCGCAGACCTGAGTGTCGCTCCTGTCACTGAGGATGGGCGCGCGATTGCTGGGCTGCTCACCGGCGCCGTCACCCAGCCAGCCCCAGTGCTGCGTGAAAAGCTGCAGCTGGTGAAGTCCTCGATGCTGGAAATGCGCAGGGCCAGCGAAGAGCGAAAGATCGAACTGCGGATTGAAGCAGCCAACGAATTGGCAGACCGCCGCGCGCTGCTGATCAAGCAGGCACAGGAATTGGAGTCACGAGCATGAAGCGAGCAAACCCAGCACAGCTACGCCAATCCCTTGAGATGGCTAACACCATGGTCAAGCACGGCATTCGTTTCGTGTGCATGCCGGTGGTGGATGAGGCGGACTTAGCCAATCTCGCCAGCCAGGCCGCCGAGCGCTTTGAGCGCATGGCATTGATCGCAGAAGCAGCGGAGAAGCGGACATGAACGACAAGATGCGTGAAGAGTTTGAAGTATGGGCCATTTCTGACGCTGCTGAGTGCGGAATGGATTTGGATTTTCGGTTTGAGGCGGTGGCCGGTTGGTACTTGGGGAGAAGCGGAAAGCATATGAATTTGGCCTGGGCGGCATGGCAGGCATCCCGAGATGCGCTGGCAATCGATCTGCCGCAGCAATCCGGCGCCAACCGCGACTGGAATCAGGCTATCCGCTACTGCCAGCAAGCCATCGAAGCCGCAGGCCTGAAGGTGAAGCCATGAGAACCTACAGCGAATTGAATTCGAAGGCCGATGCCGCGCTTTCGGAGCTTGCTGAATCTGGCGTGCGCTGGCCAGAAGGCGATGACTGGTTTGAGCCGGAGCTTTGCAGTGCAGAGCTGGAATTCGTCAAGGCTGCAAGCCCTCAAGTCATCAAGGCCTTGATCGCCCAGAACGAGCGGCTGCTCAAGCTCCTTGAGCGAGCCGTAGAGCAGCATGTGCCGCTGACTGATCTTGAAGGCGTGCCGGGGTGGAGCCGAGTAGTTGAGCTTGTCGAAGTTGTCACCGATCGCGACCACCTCAAGGCTGAACTTGAAATTCAGAAAGATTACGGCAAGGACCAGCGCTGGCAATTTGATCAGCAATCAGCTGATCTAAAAAAGGCTGATATTCAAATAGACCAGCTCAAGGCCGAGACCGAGGAACTTGGCCGCTATCTCTGCACCTGCCGGGACTGCGGAGGGGAAGGGGCGCTGCACACTGGTGACTGGCATTCCTACGGCCACATGGAACCGCCAGAGCCAGTTATGGAGAAGTGCGGGGAGTGCGACGGAACAGGCTTGATCGGGGAAATCCAGGACCTGTACCAGGTGATAACGGAGCGCGACCAACTCCGCGCCGAAGTCGCCGGCCTCAAGACCGGCTACGAAGCCTACGAGCGGGTGAATGCTGAGCTGAAGGCTGAGAACGAGGCGCTGCGCAAGGATGCTGAAAGGTATCGCTGGCTGCGGGACAGTGAGTGTGCGGGAAGAATCGTGCGTGATATGGGTGCGAAGGTCTGTCGTCACGCTGATCAGCGTATTGACGCCGCCATGGGCAAGGGAGAGCAGTCATGACTGACTTGAATCAACTTTCGGCGTCGGCTCGATCCGCAGCAATGCGCGGTGGCACTGCTGGCTGGGGGCACGTCGGCGGCTTGGCTGAGCACATCCTGTACATGGAAGTGCGCCCAAAGCGCCGCGGCCGTCAGCCTAAGTGCCATTGCGGCTGTGGGACGCCTAAAACGCATCTCGGCAAGGCCAATGGCGTGGCCCTCACGGGCGGCTGTGAATTCTACGTCCGGCGCTGGGTTAAAGCGGGAGGTAGGCCATGACCAAATCAGCCAAGCCCCGCCCAATGCCCGTGTACCTGGTGCTGCGCCGCCTGGTCGATCCAGCCACCGGCAAGGAGGTGGCCGCGTTCGTGCCGTCCTCCGACGCGGACCGCTCGATCCTGCGGGAGCGTGATTTTCGGATCAACACGAAGATCCGCGCCGACCTCAAGCAGCCGCGCAACCCACGGTTCAACGGTTTGGTCCATGGACTGGGCCGAGTGCTGAGCCAGAACATCGACCGGTTCTCTGGCAAGCAGTCCCACGACGCTATCAAGGCCCTGCAACTGGAGTCGGGCGTGTACTGCGACGAGGAAGCGTTCGACATCCCTGGCCTGGGCCAGCTCACCCGCAAGACACCCCGAAGCCTTTCCTACGACTCAATGGGGGAGGAGACATTCCAAGACTTCTGGCGACAGTGCTGCGCGTACCTGGTGCTGCATGACTGGCCGACGCTCACCGAAGAGCGCTTGACCGAAATGGCCGAGTTCGAAGCATTCAAGGAGGCCGCATGAGCGAAATAAACTGGTTTGTTTGGTGGGTCGTTGGATGCGGCCTTGTATTCAACGGATGGCTGGTTTGGAACTTGGCCAAAGTGTGTGGCCATCTGATCTACACCGCGGTCGCCGCCGCATCGTTCACTCGGTTCTGCTGGGCATGCGGGAAAGTCCACGGGTTTAAGGGCCGAAAATTCCCATCGTGGGTATATGCACCACAGGTTTGGTTCGGGTTCTTCACTGTTTCGCTTGGCGCAAGCCCCGGCTCGATCAATCACATGGGCGGTGCCGGTGTGTGGAATGGGATCGGCAACTGGACGGTGTTCCCCGCCAAGGAGGCTGTATGAACATCGAACGGAAGCCGGCCAAGCCGAAGAAATGCCGCGTTGCTACGTGCAGGGCCTCATTCGTCCCTTCGCGCATGGGTCAGGCTGTGTGCAGCCCGGCGTGCGCAATCATCGACGCGCCCAGGCATGAACCGAAGGCACGCAAGGCTCTGGCCGACATCGAGCGCCAGGACATCAAGGTCCGCAAGGAGAAGCTGAAGAGCAGGGCGGATCACCTCCGCGAAACCCAGGCGGCGGTGAACGAGTACGTGCGCCTGCGTGACGCCCACCTGCCGTGCATCAGCTGCGACTCGACGCCGAACGACAGCGACCTCATGACCGGCAGCCGCTGGGACGCTGGGCACTACCGATCCGTCGGCGCCTGTCCGGAACTGCGCTTCGAACCGCTCAACATCCACCGGCAATGCGTGAAGTGCAACCGCAACCTATCTGGCAACGCCGTGGAGTACCGCATTCGCCTGGTGCTGCGCATCGGCGCCGAGAAGGTGGCCTGGCTGGAAGGCCTGCACCCGCCGTGCAAGTTCACCGTGGAAGAGATCAAGGCCATCAAGGCGACGTACCGGGCAAAGACCAGAGAACTGAAAAAGGGGCAGGTAGCATGAAGATCAACTCAGCGCGCCAAGCGTGGCATGACTGCAATTACAACCCAGCCCCCGGCCAGAACTCTGATGTCGTCCAGCTTGGCGTGGTGGTGCAGAACACCGAGCGCGGGCCAACGGCAAACCACGCGGTGCACGGGGCGTTGGCTGGGCATATCCAGTCGGCAATTTCCCGGCTGCACCCGCAGATCCGCGTATTCGGTGACTTCATGTACGCCGCCGAGCAAAGCGACGACATCCGAGAGGCGGCTGAAGAGGTTGCGTTCCTCATGGTGCAGAACAGATCGCCACGGATGACGACGGCCAAACGCGAGAAGCTGGAATATGTGGTCAAGGGCGTCATGCGGCGGTACCGGCACATGCACCAGGGCGGGCAGTCGTCGAACGAAGACCCGCTGGCCAACGCCGAGAAATTCCGGGCATGGATGTGGCAGGTCTACGGCGTGCGCCTAGAGTCGTGCAATTGGGAGCGTGATTGGGGTGGTGTTCTGCAGCTGATCTTCGAGTGCTGCGAGGATCTGGACCGGCGCGCACTGAGTCCGGTTGCCGCCGTAATTTACGAAATGCGCGAGGCCGCATGAGGGCCTATTGCGTTCCCGTGCGGCTGGTGGCATTATCTCGCCATCCTGATAATTTTGCCTTCGGCAACCTGCCATGAATTTAAATAAAATTTGCGGTCTGGTTGCATACGACGAGTCGTCTCATACTGGATTGAGATGGCTTGTTGATAGAAGGGGTTCTGTTCGAAAGGGCGATCCTGCTGGGTCGCTTCTTGAACATGCGAAGACCGGTCGAAAATGTTGGCAGATTCAGTTGGGGGGAGTAGTCCAGCTGGCTCATCGAGTGATTTACTCCTTGATAACTGGCGACCAGATCCCTGACGGGGTGCAGGTCGACCATATCGACGGTGATCCCACCAACAATAAATTCGACAATCTTCGCCTGGTCGAAGCCGTTGGCAACATGCGCAACAAATCCCAGTACGCCACCAACACCACGGGGACGACCGGCGTTAGCCTGACCAGCAAAGGCTACTACCAAGCGTCGGCCCAAGGGATTGATGGAAAGTCGATGTACAAGTGTTTCTCCCGGAAAAAGCTTGGAGATGCGCAAGCGTTAAAGATGGCCTCTGAGTGGAGAGCGAGCCGGATGGCAGAGCTCAATGCGCAGGGTGCTGGATATACCGAAAGGCACTTGTCACACTGAGTGCGTTGATCCAAGAAAACCCGACCATAGCGTCGGGTTTTTGCGTTTATGGGCGGTATTCTTGTCCGAATCCTGCGCACACGGGGCAGGTACGACCCTCTTCACGACCAGATCCTGAGCATCGGGTGCATGTATGCAAATCATTCGGCCCAATGGAATGAAGCGCACCCTTGCAGCGTTGGCCGCCTCCAATATCTGACAAACAAGCATCGTTTGAATGCCTGGCGCTAGGTCTTCCGCATGATCTGCAGGCTGAGTTAGGCATCGATCGCATAGAAATTCACCCTAATACAATTTTCATTAATTGTAGCGCACCTATTCAGGGCCTCTGCACATGCGGGGGCTTTTTCGTTTTCGGCTCCACCACACCCATTGCTCCGAGCTGGGAGTGCTGTGTGAGCCGATTCAATTCCCAAACATGCCCCACGGAGTAGAGCGCATGGAGTATTTACAGCGCCTGCTCGACAAGATCGACAGGTTCGAATTGTTGATTGCGGGCCTGATTGGGGCCGTTGTTGCGAGCTGGTGGCACAAGGACGACTTGTCCGACTGGCGAGCCTGGATGGTGTTCTTGGTCACCGGGGTTGCCTGCTCTCTGTACCTGACGAGCATGGTCAGCGCCTACCTGAATGTTACTGAGCCGAAGATCGTCGCCGGCATCGGCTTCTTGCTGGGCACGTTCGGCGGTTCGCTTCTGGCAGCAATCAACCGAGCCATCAAAGCCGCTGACCTCTGGGCGCTCATCCGCCAGCGGTTCGGGGGAGGCAACCCACCATGAATCTTGAACTGATCAACTCCATCGCCTGCGGCCTGGTAGCGCTGTGGGCCACCTGGTGCGTACTGAGCGGTAAGGTGAGAGACGGAATCCTGGGCAAGCTGATCTATTCGGCCATTGCCATCAGCGGGTTCGTCGTGATGACCCGCAGCCAAAACATCTTCTTTGGCCCGACCAGTGCTGGCCTGACGCTGCATGTATCCCTGGCCCTGGCCGGTGCCCGCCACATCTTCATGGTCACTTACTGGCAGCCGGTTAAAGCCTGGCTGTGTCGCACGCTCAACTGCGAGCACTGCATGAGCTGTGACAAGGCGCCTGGTGGTGTCGAGCGCCGGGGCAAGTAACAGACACGCTTCACCCATAATCAGCCTGTGCGCAGGCCGGAGGGTTTATGAGTAACGAATACCAAGTTCGCCCAGTCACCCGTTATGTCGTGACCCGCTACGAAGCCACGTCGAATCAAGACGGCTCGCAGGCCGGTGCCGCTTCCAGTGTCATCGGTGAGTTCGCAAATGGGCACATCGCCGATGACGTTGCTGACGGGATGGTCGCCAAGGATATCGCCGCCGGGATCAAATCGCAGCGTAGCCGGCACGGCCTGACGCTTGGCGAAGTCATCTCAGGTCAGCGGGCCGGATAAGACAATACCGCGCCACGTTTTCGAATGCGCCAAATCGTGGCGCTCAATCATGAGGAATCACCCATGGACAACCAGCACAAGAAAATCACCGGCTATCGCGACCTGAGCCAGTCCGAAATCGACGGCATGAACTCCATCAAGGCGCTGGAAGCTGACACCGGCGAGCTGTTCAAGCAGATCGGCCAGATTGAAGGCGTTGACCCACGCCTGCTGGCTCTGGCCAAGACCAACCTGCAACAGGGCTTCATGTGGTTCGTGCGCTCCATCGCCAAGCCTGCCGATCCATTCAGCTGATGGGCAAGGTAACCCGCCTGCGCCATGTGCTGCCAATGAGCCCGGACGTCAATGCTGCGGTAAGCGCTCTCGACAAGGCTATTTCCGATGCCGTGGACGCCGCCAAGGCTGCTGGGTTGCCCCAGGGGCTGATCGTTGGATTGCTCCACGGTCATGCGCATGCACAGACGCACAAGATGGTGATCAAATGACGACCATTGCCTACAAGGACGGCGTGATCGCCTATGACTCTCGCCGCACATGCGATGGAAGGATCATCACTGATAGCGCAGACAAGAAGCGCGAGCGCGAAGGCTATATCTTCTTCGGCTGTGGCTCGACCTCGGACATTCTGAATCTGATTGATGCCTTCTTTGGCGCGAAGATCAAGGGAGAGTGTGATGCCCAGGCGATCGTCGCATTCGGCGGTTGCGTCACAGAGATCATTTGGAGTGAAGGACGCCTATTCAAGTACCCGGTCGACCACGAGTATGCAATCGGTAGCGGATCGGACAACGCCATCACGGCAATGGACATGGGCGCCACTGCCTATCAGGCGGTAGAGATGGCTTCCAAGCGAGACACCGGCACAGGCGGATTAATTCGCACGGTGAGCATCGAGCCTGCAAAAGCGGGTTAGGTGTGCCGCAGGTGAGTGCGGCACGGGCGCGTCACTTCGGTTTTATTGCCGCCTCAATCAGATCGGCATATTTGGAAAGGCTTTCAAACTCCTGTTCCACTTGGCCGTGGTGACCGGGGGAGTTCGAAACTTTTGCCGCGATTATCTCAAGCGCAGCAGCTACTGCGGTGGCGCGCTTTACTTCCGCTGTTCGGCCATGGATAGCGTTGTTCACGATGGTTTCTATGGACCCTGACATTTTTTGCTCCTGGCGTTAGGTGAGCGATAAGCAATACCAGTCATCCACAACTCTTGCAATCCTGCTTTATTCCTGCCTGAGGCACTTTATGACAACCAAGCAACCCGACTGGGAGGCAATCGAACGTGCCTACCGGGCCGGGTTGCTTTCAGTTCGTGCCATAGGTGAGACGCATGGTGTAAACCACGCGACCATCCTGAAGCGAGCAAAGAAAGAAGATTGGAAGCGCGACCTGACTGACCAGGTTCGAGCGGCAACCAAGCAGAAGGTAACCACGGCGGTAACCAGTAAAGGTAACCAGTCGAAAGTGGTTACCGATGCTGAAATCATCGAAGAGGCGTCCGACCAGGCTGCTGCGGTGATCCTCGCGCACCGAGTCGGTTTGGCTCAGTGGCGCAGCATCGCCGATAAGCTCAGTGACGCGCTGGCAGACATGAACGTGACCCCAGACAACGCCGGCGACTTCGCCCGCTCCCTGAACGCTGGTGTCGATGCCCAACTCAAAGTCATCAAGGGTGAGCGCCAGGCCTACAACCTCGACACCGAAACCGGCGACAAGACAGTCAGCGACCTGGCTGCACTGATGGACGATCTATCGAAGGAAGCCTGACATGAAGCCCGAGCACTTTAAGCTGCTCCGGGACAAGCGCTGGCGGTTGAACAACCTCTACTTCATCACGGACAAGCAGGGCAAGAAGGTCCGCTTCCGGATGACGGATGAGCAGATCGAATACTTCGACGGGATGCACACCCGGAACATCATCTTGAAGGCTCGGCAGCTTGGCTTCACAACCGAGTGCTGCATCATCCAGCTCGACGCAGCGCTGTTCGAGTCGGCCAAGTGCGCCCTGATAGCTCACACCCTGAACGACGCCAAGCGCCTGTTTCGGGAGAAGGTCAAATATGCCTACGACAACCTTCCGGCTGAGATACGCGCCGCCAATCCTGCTTCTAACGATGCTGCTGGTGAGCTTGTGTTCAGCAAGGGCGGATCGCTCTACGTGTCCACGTCCTTTCGGGGAGGCACGCTGCGCTACCTGCACGTGTCAGAGTTCGGGAAGATCTGCGCCAAGTTCCCTCACAAGGCCCGAGAGATCGTCACCGGTGCCTTTGAGGCCGTGGCTACTGACTGTTTCGTCACCATCGAATCAACGGCGGAGGGCCGGGCGGGCTACTTCTTCGACTACTCGCAGAGTGCCGAACGCCAGCAGCTATCAGGTGTGCCCCTGGGCCTGCTGGACTGGAAGTTTTTCTTCTTTTCCTGGTGGAAGAACAAGGCCTACTGGCTTGACCCGACTGACGTTGTCATCCCGCAGCGCCTGACCGACTACTTCAACGAGCTGTTCGCGAAGCACGGCATTGACACGAACCCAGGCCAGCGCGCCTGGTACGCCGCCAAGGAGAAGACTCTCGGCGACGACATGAAGCGGGAATACCCGTCACTGCCGGCGGAAGCCTTTCAGCAGTCGATCGAGGGCGCCTACTACGCCAAGCAGTTCACCAAGCTGTATGGCGCACAGAGGATCGGCCCGCTACCGGACAACAGTCATCTGCCGGTGCACACGATATGGGATATCGGCGTCGGCGACTCCACGGCGATCTGGTTCGTTCGGATTGTTGGCGAGGAGTACCACATCATCGACTTCTACGAGAACAGCGGTGAAGGCCTGCGGCACTACATGAAGGTGCTCAAGGATCGCAAGTACACGTACGGCGATCACTGGGGCCCGCACGACATCGACAACCGCGAATTCGGTAGCGACGGCAAGACCCGGCGCGAACTGGCCCGGGAGGGCTACGAGATCGACGGACAAAAATACAGCCTCAAGTTCAGCGTTGTCCCAAAGCTCGGCATCGACGAAGGCATTGAGCAGGTTCGGGAGATCCTTCCGGCCTGCGCCTTCGATGAGTCCAAGTGCGAACTGGGCATTTCCTGCCTGGAGAACTACCGAAAGGAGTGGGACGACAAGCGGGGCTGCTGGAAAGACAAACCACTTCACGACTGGTCATCGCACGGCGCGGACGCCTTCCGCTACTTCGCCGTCTCGATGGGCCGACGCAAACGCACAGGCGGAACACGCCGAATTGGAGGCTTGGCCTGATGCCAGTGCAATCGACAAACCCCGACTACGACGTGCACATCGCCGAGTGGGAGATGATGGACGACGCGCTCGAGGGTGAGTGCGCGGTAAAGCGCAACGAGCGCAATCTGCCCAAGCCGAGCGGCATGGTGGAGGCCGAGAAGATCGACGCTGCCGCCAACAAGTATCTCTACGAGAACTACACGAACCGGGCTCAGTACGAACACTGGGTGCGTGATTCTCTGCGCTCGATGATGGGCCTAGTATCGAGGCTTATCCCGGAGATTGAGCTGCCTGCCGGACTGAAAGGGCTGGAGGACAACGCTACATCTGACGGCTTTGGGCTGAAGCAGTTGTTCTTCCGCATGGTGCGCCAGGCTATCTCGCACGGCCGGGTGCCGCTGGTGGTGAACATCGACGAGAGCGGCGAGCCGTATTTCTCGACCTACGCCACCCGCAACGCCATCAACTGGGACACTGCTGATCAAGGCGGCCGCCAAGACCTGGTCCTTTCGGTGTTTCGTGAGTTCCGCAAGAAGGGCGGCGATCGATACACCCATGACTGCGACGCGGTGTTCCGTGAGTTCTTCATGCTCGACCGGGTTTGCTACACCGCCGTACGCAATGAGGCCGGCGAGTTGATCGACGACGAGCGGGCGCTGGGCACTACCGGGACGGATAACCGCCTGGTCAAAGGCTTGCCCTACCTGCCGGTGATCTACTGCGGATCGACAGACAACTCGCCGGAAGTCGACGAGGTGCCGCTGCTGACCATGGCGCGGGCCGCGCTTAAGTCCTACCAGTTGAGCGCTGACTACTTCACCTCTTTGCACCAGACCAGCCACCCGCAGCCGTGGGTCTCTGGTCTGGATGAGGCGGTGGAGTTGAGCGTCACTGGCCCTTCGGCGGCATGGGATCTTGGCCCGAACGGCGAATGCGGTTACCTGGAGTTCCAGGGCGCCGGCATTGAAGCTGTCCGCAAGGCCATGGATGACCAGAAGAACGCCGCACTTGAAGCGGGCGCCAAGGTCATGGACGTGGCCGGCACCGAGTCGGGTGAGGCGCGCAAGACGCGCCAGAACGACCAGCACGCCACGCTGCACAGCATCGTCATTACCGTGGCCGAGGCGGTGGAGCAGGGCTTGCGGTACGCCGCCGAGTGGAAGGGCTACGACCCCAAGCAGGTCAAATTCAAGGTGAATCCTGAGTTCGTGACCCCGGTGGTCGACGCCCAGGTTCTCGCCGAGCTGCTCAAGGGCGTGATGGCTGGCACGATCAGCGCCGACACCTACTGGCAGTACCTCACTACCGGCAAGTTGCCGGAGCGCCCTTACGACGAAGAAGCCGACCTGATCAGCGACGAACGCGAGTCGGCCGGCATAAACTTGGACAAAGACGATGCCATCGACAAACCTGGCGCAGGCGGACAGCCAACTGCTGGAGCAGACGACCCGACACTCGGTAATGCTGGAGCGGCTTAAGGCCGGCGAGGTCAAGAAGTTCGAGAAGTACCTGCGCCAGATCGACAAACTGGTGCGGGATCAGCTGACTCGCAAGGAGCTGACTACCTACAGCCGGGACCGTCTTGAGCAGTTCCTGGCCAGGGTGGACGGCAAGCTGCTGGATATCTACAAGGCCTACGGCGACCTAGTGCAGGCCGATCTGGTCGACCTCGCGCTGTATGAGTCGACGTTCGAGGCGAAAAGCCTGAGCAATGCACTCAGCATCGACGCGGTGGTGCCGACCAATACGGTGATCCGGGCGGCGGTGTTCTCCTATCCGCTGCAGGTGAAGGGTATCGACGGCGGCAAGCTGCTGAAGAGCTTCGTCAGCGGCTGGACGCGAACCGAGACGATGCGCGTCACGAACACTATCAGGCTCGGCTTCGGCCAGGGCCAGACCAATGCCCAGATCATTCAGGCGATTCGCGGTACTGCGGCGCAGAATTTCACAGACGGCGTCTTGGCAGTGAGCAACCGCAACGCCGCCTCCGTGGTGCAGACGGCAATCCAGCATGTGGCCACGACGGCACGAATGGAAACGCTGAAGGCCAACAGCGATGTGGTGCTGGGCTATCGCTGGGTGTCGACACTCGACCGCAAGACCTCGCAGCAGTGCAAGGGCCTGGACGGGATGCGCTTCGACTTGGGAAAAGGCCCTTTGCCGCCGGCGCATATCAACTGCCGGTCAACCACGGTGCCGACAACCAGGATTTCGCAGATGTTCGCCAATGACGCCACGCGCGCCTCGGTGGGCGATAACGGCGGGGCCCAGGTCGACGCAGGCCTGAATTATTACGAGTGGCTGGCAACGCAACCGGCGAGCTTCCAGGATCATGCCCTCGGGCCGGTCCGGGGCAAGTTGTTCCGCGATGGAGGGCTGACGCCGGAGAAGTTCGCCAAGCTGCAGCTAGACAAGTCGTTCAAGCCGCTGACATTGGAGCAACTCAAGGACGCAGAGCCCGACATGTTCACCCGAGCAGGAGTTACACTCGGCGCTCCACCAGGTTGAGATAGCGCATGCAGATCATTGTTGAGGATGGGAAGGGCAGGCCAGACGCGAATAGCTTTGTGCCACTGGAGAAGCTGACCTTCTACCGCGACTACTACGGGTTCCGGATACCTGAAGGTGAGACTGACCAGGTCGAACTGCTGCTGCGCGCTGCCGCCGACATCAACGTTCGCCAGTGGAAGGGTCGCAAGGCCAATCCTGAGCAGGCAATGGCCTGGCCCCGGCGTGACTGCAAGATCGAATACCAGACGCTGTCCGAGACGTTCGTGCCCTTTGAGCTTGAGTGGGGCCAGGTAAGGCTGGCGGTCGAGCTATATGCCGCCGAGCAGGGCTTCAAGATCGAAGAGCCAACACATTGCACTGAGTCCAATGGCCGGCGCACGGGGCTCAAGCGCGATAAGCCTGGCTTTCGCATGCGACCGCCGCCGTACGCACCGAGCAGGACACAGTTCGCCGATTACCTGATAATGCGAGGATTGCATTTAGTCGCTAAGGAATAGCTGATGTTCAAATTGCTGCTTTGGGCATTTCTGCTCTTAGTATTCATCACCGTTATTGGCTTCGTTTTTTTGCTCGGGCTCTCTTTTGGCCTCAGCAACAACCGCGACAAGTTCATTACAGAGACCGTGCCTGTCCTATCAATGCTTGGCGGATGGGTTGCTGGTATTGGCGCACTGGCAGCAGTTCTCACCACTCTTTGGCTGGCTGATAAGCAACGCAGAGAGGATGTTGAGAGCCTTCGGGTTTCTGTTCGGTCGGCCATCACCAATACTGGAGAAGAGGGTTGGTTCATTGCCCTCGGGATCACATCAGATGGAAAGCGTCCGGTGAAGGTGACAGGCGTTTCGGTACAGTCGCCCCATGCGAGAAATTACCTACATATCCACCAATTTTGGCTGGGGAGTCACCCGCTACCAGCGGCGATGACCTATGGCGATAGTATTTCCCTGCATTTGACGCCAGGGTTTGACCGGCAGATCAATAGATACGTTGAACAATACTGCCGTGGCAACGCTTCAGGATTGAAATTTGTCGTAAGCACAACGTTGCATGAGTTCAATGCCTCCATAGACAAGAATATGCTCACCTTGAGCGACTGAACTAAAAACAGATTCATACCAACCTCGGCCATGCCGGGGTTTTTTTATGCCTGCAAAGCGGGCCGACCAAACCCAAGGGGTGCACCAAGTGGCAGACGAAAACCAGATTGATCTTGAAGACCCGGCAGTTCAGACCGCCATTGCCGCAGCCGTTGAGGCTGCAACCCTGGGCCTCAAGAACAAAAACACCGAGCTGCTTGGCTCGCTACGGACCACTAAAACAGAACTGGACGGCTTCAAGGGCCAGTTCGAAGGCCTGGACATCGCAGCTGTGAAGGGCCTGCTGACCAAGGTTGGCCAGGATGAGGAAACCAAGCTGATTGCCGAGGGCAAGCTGGACGAGGTCATCAGTCGCCGCACCGAGCGCCTGCGCACCGACTACGACACCAAGTTGGCCGCCGAGAAGGCCCGTGCTGACAAAGCCGAGCAATTCGCCGCCAAGTACAGCGACAAGGTGCTGGCCGATTCCATCCGCGCCGCTGCCATCAAGGCCGGCGCACTCCCCGAGGCTGCCGAGGACATCATCCTGCGCGCCCGGGGCGCTTTCAAACTCAGTGAAGACGGCGAGGCAATCGCCACTGACCGTGACGGCGAGGTCGTTTACGGGAAGGACGGGAAAACCCCGCTGTCGCCGCTCGAATGGGCGGAATCACTGCGTGAAACAGCAACACACCTGTGGCCAAGGGCTCAGGGTGCCGGTCCGACCGGCGATCAAGGTGGCAAGGCCACGAAGAAGTTTTCCGACATGACCGAAACCGAGCGCACCGCACTTTACAACGCGGACCCGGCGAAATATCGCCAACTGCGCGACGCCACCACACAGGAGTAACACACTATGGCGACTACTCGCCTTTCCGACGCAGTCATCCCCGAGGTCTATGCCGACTATCAGGCAGAGAATACCCCGGAGAAAACCGCGTTTTTCGAATCCGGCGTTGTTGTACGCAACGAGATGCTGGACACCAAAGCCAAGACCGGCGGCCAAGAAATTCAAATTCCGTTCTGGCGCGACCTGGACGCATCGGTTGAGCCAAACGCATCGAACGATGATCCGGCGGACATGGCCTCGCCGAATAAGCTGGGTTCTGGCCTACAAAAGGCGCGCATCAGCTATCTCAACCAAGGCTATTCGGCCTCGGATCTGGTAGTTGAGCTGTCCGGCTCCGATCCGATGCAGCGTATCCGCAATCGATTCGGCACCTACTGGCAGCGCCAGTGGCAGCGCCGCGTGATTGCGTCCGCTGTGGGCGTGCTCGCCGACAACGTAGCCAATGACGGCGGCGACATGGTCTTCGATGGCAGCGCTGCGCTCTGGTCGCGCAAAGCTTTCACTTCTGCCGTGTTCACCCTGGGCGATGCCTTCGGCCAGCTTTCGGCAATCGCCGTTCATTCCCTCGCCTACAAGCAGATGGTCGACGCGGATGATATCGACTACATCAAGGACAGCCAGGGCAACCTGACCATCCCGACCTTCATGGGTCAGCGTGTAATTGTCGATGACTCCATGCCGGCCATCAGCGCAGGCGATCCGGCCACTATCACCACCACTGCGGTGCTATTCGGTGCTGGTGCGTTCGGTTATGGCGAAGGCGACCCTGAGATGCCGGTCGAGATCGAACGCCAGGCGCGGGCCGGCAACGGCGGAGGCGTTGAGACCTTGTGGGAGCGCAAGACCTGGATCTTGCACCCGTTCGGCTACCAGTTCACTGGTGACGACATCACCAATCGGGCGAACCTGCGCGGCCGCACTGGCGCGGACACGACCGTTGACGAGTTTTCCCCGTTGCTCGCCGACCTGCGCAAGGCCGCCAACTGGAACCGCGTCGTGGATCGTAAAAACGTCCCTATCGCGTTCCTGAAAATCAAAGGCGCCTGACAAATAAGCGAGGGCTTCGGCCCTCGCGATGATGGGAGAACATCATGGAAAACGACGAAATCAAGCCGGGCGAGCAACTGACGCTTGCCCAGATCAACAGACTGGTCAAGCAGGCACAAGAACAGCAATCTCCGACCCCGGGTTTTGGCCTGCGCGAAGACGGCCCAACTGTCGCCGAGTTCATCGCATCGGGTTACAAGGCGAGCAATTACCCACCAGCGGGGTATGCGTCTCGCAGCACCGCCGAGGAAATCGAGGCGGCACTGAAAGCCGAGAAGGAAACCCCGGAAACCGACCCTCTGAAAATGAAGGTCCCCGAGCTGAAAGAGTGGCTGACCGCGAAGGGCATTACCTTCTACGCGACCGCCAAGAAAGAAGACCTGCAGGCCTTGGTGCCAGCGGAATAAGGACAAGCACATGACCGACTTCATCACCGTTGCCGATGTTGACGCCCAGCTCGGTCCTGGTTGGGCCGGCACCGGTGATCCGGTCCTTGCTGTAGCCATGGCCAATGCCTGGCTCACGACCAAGATTAAGCGGGCTGTTCCCGATCCGGTCCCGGCCGAGATCAAAACAGCCGGCGCCCAGGTTGCCAAAGAGGCGGCGGCGGGCAAGTTGTACACGGCTACGCAGAAGGAAGTGCAGAGCAAGACAGTATCCGCGCAGTCCGGCACGTCCGTGAGCAAAACGTACGTGGCGGGCTCTACCGATCAGTCGGCCGGCGTCAACTTCGCCCTGGCGCTGCTGACGCCTTGGATCAAGCGCTCTGGCGTGATGATTCTGAAAAGGATCTGATCATGGGCATGCGCGAAGAAATCCAGGCCGAACTGGCCGAAGCGTTCGACGACCCTGATGGCCTGGCCGATGCGGTCAAGTCGGTGACGGGCGTGCGCAAGATTGCGGGCGAGTATGACCCTGACCTGGGGGGCGAAACGCCAGACACCACCGTGACGTACTCGGGCCGCGGCGTTCTGGGCAGCTACCTGTCCAAGGAAATCGACGGCTCCCTCATCCAGACCACCGACAAAAAGCTGCTCGTGCTGCAGAACGAACTGTTCGTGTCCGAGGCTGGTGTTCCTACAACGGTACCGGCTGCCCCGGCCATTGGCGATATCGTCAACGGACTGCGGGTGATGAATGTGTCAGCCGATCCTGCAGACGCGACGTGGACGGCACAACTGAGGAAGTGACATGGCAAGTAAAGGTGCCGGTCAGTCCGGCAGCTTCGCCCTTAGCCTGGCTGAGTTCGCCGCTCAGACAAGTGAGGCCATAGACGCCAGCTTGCGCGAGATCATCATCGAGATCGGCAGCAGCCTGATTCGCATGTCTCCTGTGGGCAACCCCGAGATATGGGCGGCGAACGTCGCGCACCGCCAGGCAAACACTCGGGCAGCTGACGATTACGACTTCAAGGTCGCGGTCCGCAATACGATCATCAACCTGAACGAATCGAACTTCACGAAGGCGGGAAACCTCAAGCGTGGAGTGAAATACGCCAAGCCTCTGACGAAGACTGAGCGCGACCAGAACTTCAATGTGAACGGGTTGGTTTCCGGCAAAGACTATGTTGGCGGCCGATTCCGGGCAAACTGGAACCTCTCCATCGGCTCAGCTGACAACAGCATCCGCATTCACCCTGATCCGACAGGAGCCGCAGCGACCGCAAGACTGGTGGCTGGCGTGATTGAGTTCAATGCCGGGGAAACCGCTTTCATCGTCAACAATTTGCCCTACGCTATCCCGCTGGAGTTCGGCCATTCAAGCCAAGCACCGTCAGGAATGGTCCGGGTAACCGTGGCTCGCTTTCAGCAGATCGTGCTGGAGGCCATCAGGAACAACCAGGTATGAGTCACGCAATCATCGCTTCGATCTACGAGGCAAAGCTCATCGCCTGGAACGCTGCCAGGCCGGAGAAGCTCAAGATCGTTTTCGAGAACACGGCCTACACGCCGGCGGAGGGCGAGACCTATCTGCGCGCCTTCACCATCCCTGGCGATACCGCAAGCAACACGCTCAGCGGTGATCACCGGCTGTACACCGGCGTGTTTCAGGTCAGCATCATCGCGCCGGCGGGAAGCGGCAAGACCAAAACCAACCCGATTGTGGCCGAATTGACCTCCCTGTTCCCGCTATACGCCCAAGACACGAAGGCTGCACTCACCGTGGTAACCATGTCGCCAGTTGACCCTGGGCCAGGCATCACAGGCGATTCAGCCTACACCGTGCCAGTCTCGTTCTTGTACCGAGCCGACACCAACTGATCCCGCCCATTGGGCAACCCCAAGAACCCGCCATTGAGCGGGTTTTTTCATATCTGCAAAGAGGAAATACCCCATGGGCTACAAAATCCCGAACGGCGGCACCTTTCAGCACGCCGCCACCTACGCTGCGGCTCTGCCGTTTACCGCGCTCAGCAATGCGAGCGAGGCGATCGCCACGGTTGCTGGCGGAACCATTGCTGCGGGCGATATCGTCCTGCTCGCCTCTGGCTGGAGCAAACTGGACAGCAAGGTAGTTCGCGTGAAGGCTGCCACGGCAACGGCGATCACCCTGGAAGGCATCGACACCACCGATACGCAGATTTACCCGGTTGCAGGTGGCGCAGGTTCCATGCGCAAGATTCTGACCTGGGTTCAGATTCCGCAAATCACCGATGTGGCCTTCTCGGGTGGCGACCAGAACTACCTGGACGTGGTGTTCCTCGAAAACGACCAGGGCAAGCAGATCCCGACCGACAAGGCTGCTGCCAGCATGACCTTGACCATCGCGGATGACCCGGCACAGGCCTTCAACGGCGTGCTGATGAAGGCTGACGCCGGCAAGCAGATCGAAGCCGCGCGCCTGAATCTCCCTGGCAACGACATGCTGCTGTATGGCACTTACACTTCGTTCTCCAAGCAGCCGGCCGTGTCCCGCAGCAACCTCCTGACCCGAACCGTCAGCCTGGCCCTGCAATCCGAGCCGACCCGATACCTGACTGCAGTGGTGTAATTCATGGCCAAGATTCGTATCGCGCAGAACGCCACGTTCACCGCGCCCGTGTTGATCCCGATCGTCGGCAGCACGCCCGAAAAAGTCGAGTTCACCTTCAAGTACCGCGATCGCGCCGAGCTTGCCGCTCTGTTCGATGAATGGAACGAAAAGCGTAAGAAGGCACAGGCCGCACTGGGCGATAAGCCGTCTTGGTCGGAAATTGTGGCTGTGGATACCGAGCAGCAAACCCAGCAGATCAAGGACCTGGTGGTCAGCTGGGGTTTCGATGACGAATACAGCGACGCCAACATCGTCGCATTCGTGAAGTCCTGCCAGGGTGCCGCCGAGGCTGTCGTTAAGGCTCATGAAGGAGCATACAGCCAGGCCCGACTGGGAAACTGACAGACGCCGCCCGCGCCATGTACTCGCCGAGCGTGCCCGACGCGATTATCGGGATGTTTGGCCTTGCCCCTGGCGACCTGGTTGAAGAAGTGGAGGTCTGGCCCTGCAACTGGCCGGCCTTCCTTCTTTTTAACCGAATGTCCACCCAGTGGCGAGCAGGCGCCGGCGGCGCGATCGGTCTCGACTACAGCTGCATCCGCGACGTGGCCGGATTCCTCGGCATCAAGAAAAAGAAACTCGCTGAAATCTTCCCTGACCTTCAGGTGCTGGAAGGCGAAGCCCTGCGCGTCATGGCGGAGGAAAGGGAAAACAGCCCGTAACCACGGGCACTTATTCAAGGTGAGTCGATGAACATTGCAGAACTCGGCGTCAAAATCGACTCGGCCGATGCAATCCAGGCGAAAACGAGCCTGGATGAAATGGCGAAGGCCGGCGGCAGGGCCGAGCAGTCCGCCGTTTCTCTGATGAACGAAATGCAGGCCCTGGAAAAGTCGCTGTCCACCAGTGCCAAAACTACCCAGGACCTGGCGAAGCAGCGTGACGCTCTCGCCAAGCTGACCAAGACCGGCGCCTATGGCGAGGCCGAGGCGGCGAAGATCTCCGCTCAGTTGGACAAGCAGCAGATTGCCCTCGCCAAGTCAGCCCTGGACGAACAGAAGGCCCTGAACAGCCTGCTGGGTGCCATCGACCCGGCTCGGGCTGCACTGGCCAAGCTGGACACCCAAGTCGAGCAACTTGGCAAGCATCTGGATGCCGGGCGAATTAGCCAGGACCAGTACAACAGCGCCCTGGGTAAAATCGACAAGGATTACGCCAAGCTTGAAAAGACCACCACTGGCTTCGACAAGCTGCGTCTCGGCACCCGCCAAGCCCAGGAAAACGTCGTACAGCTTGGTAACGCGTTATCGTCGGGCGACTGGGGTAGCGGCGTTCGCGCAGTAGCTCAGTTGGGCGCCGGTGCCGGTGCTGGTGCTGCCGGCCTGCTCGCCATCCTGGCGCCGCTGGCTTTGGCCACTGCTGCTGTGGGCGGCCTGGCTGTTGCGTACTACAGGGGTAGCGAAGAGCAGGACCGCTACAACAAGTCACTGATCCTCACTGGCAACTACGCCGGCGTGAGTGCGGGCCAGTTGGGCGACATGGCGCGGCAGGTCAGCGCTACCGTGGGCACCACTGGCCAGGCCGCCGAAGTCTTGGCCCTGCTGGCTGGCAACGGCAAGATCGCTGGCGAGAGCTTTACCGGCATCGCCCAGGCTGCAGTGTCCATGCGGGAGGCCACGGGCAAGGCGGTGGGCGAGACAGTTGCTGAGTTCTCCAAGCTGGCCGACGACCCGGTCAAGGCGTCTGCTGCGCTGAATGATCAGTACCACTACCTGACGGCGTCGGTTTACTCGCAGATCGCCGCACTGGAAGAGCAGGGCGACCATGCCGGCGCGGTGAAGCTGGCCACCGAGCAGTACGCCGATGCGATCAATGAGCGTACGCCGAAGATTCTGGAAAACCTTAGCTTTTGGGAGCGCGCATACAACGCTGTCGCCAAGGCAGCTGACGGTCTCAAAAACGCCGGGCGGCGTGACATCAATTCGGACATCGAGAATGCCAGGTCGGACCTGCTCGAAGCCCAGAACATGGACGGTTTGTTTCAGAACCAAAAGTCCAAGGATGCGCTGATCGAGTTCCGGCAGAACCGCCTGAACATGCTGGAGGACGAGAAAGCCGCCCAGGCCGACATCGCCAAGTGGGAGGGTGAGCAGGCCAAGGCTCAAGGCGCGGCTGTCACGGCAATGACGAAGGTCGACGCATTGACCAAGTCGTCGCTGACCAATGAGCAGAAGCGGACCAAGGAGCTTGAGGACTATAAGCAACAGCTCGACGACATCCGCAAGGTAGCGCCGAACGATCCTCGCCTTGCCCAGGCAACGGTCGACAAAAACATTGCCAACATCAACGCCAAGTTCAAGGATCCCAAAGCCGCCGGAACGCAGGTCGACCTCACCAGCTTCAACAACGCCAAGAACGATCTGGCAGCCATCACCGACACCTACAAAAACTACCAGAAGGAACTGGAAGCGGCGCAGAAGGCAGGCCTGCTGTCCGAGGAAGACTATCTGCTGCGGCGCCAGGCGCTGATCGGCAATCAGCTCGACCAAACCAAGGCTGCCTACGAGGCTGAGATTGCCGCGCTGGAAGCCGCCAAGGGCAAGAAGACCACGTCGGCCGCGCAAATCATCCAGCTGGACCAGAAGATCGCTGACGCGCGCGCAGGGATGGTCAAGGCGCAGAAGGATGCCGATAGCCAGCTGGAGGTGTTGGCGACCAACGAGACCGGCCGCCTTGCCAAGCAGGAGCGTTCGATCAGCACATACGTGCAGGCGCTGGGGCAGCAGCAGCGGGCCTTGGAGCTGGCAGGCCAGCGCGCAGTGCTTGGCGTGGGCCGTGGCGACCGGCAAAACGCTCTCAGCGGCGAGCTGAACAGCCAGCAAGATCGGTTTGCTCAGCAGACGCTGGAGCTTGCGAACCAAAAGTCCGATCCGTCGCGCAACATGTCGGAGGAAGAGTTCAAGCGGAAATCTCAGGCGCTCGCCGACGCGAACAAGGCCGCCACTGACCAGATCCGGCAGAACTACGTGGATGTGGAGAGTGCCCAGGGCGATTGGACGAAGGGCGCAACGGCGGCCTGGGAAAACTACCTGGACTCGGCAAAGGACATTGCCGGCCAGACCAAGAGCCTGTTCGGTAATGCCTTCAGCTCCATGGAGGATTCCATCGTCAACTTCGCCATGACCGGTAAAGCGTCGTTCTCGGACTTCGCCAAATCGATCCTGGCCGATATGGCGCGTATTGCCACCCGCCAAGCGGCATCGGGATTGCTCGGCTCTCTTGTGGGGCTTGGCGTTTCGGCGGCGAGCGCGTATTTCGGCGGAGGCGCGACACCAGCATCGGCCGGCTCAACCGCTGCAGGCTACAGCCCTGAAGTGCTGGCAGGCTGGTCCGGAGTCACCCAGGCCAAAGGTGGCGCATGGGCGAGCGGCGTCCAGATGTTCGCCGACGGCGGTGCCTTCACCAACTCAGTTGTCAGCAAGCCCACGGCATTCGGCATGGCCGGAGGCAAAACAGGCGTCATGGGTGAGGCGGGGGCAGAGGCGATTATGCCCCTGACGCGGACGTCCAGCGGCAAGCTTGGCGTTATGGCTATGGGCGGTGGCGGGGCTGGCGCAACGCAGATCAATGTAGAAGTGCACATTGATGGTGAAGGTAACGCTTCGTCCACTGCTGACGCGCCAGGCTATGACCTGTTCGGCAAAGAGTTGGCGACCTTCGTAGAACAGAAGTATCAAGAGCTGCGCTCGAAGGACATGCGCCAGGGCGGCGTCATCAACAAAGCAATCAAGGGGCGCTGATGGCAATCGAACGATTCACCTGGGCCACGGAGAAGGGCGCGGAGGGCGATATCGCCCAGCGCGTCCGATCCAAGCAGTTCGGCGATGGCTACGAGCAGTCGGTCGAGGATGGCCTGAACAATCGATCGCAGTCCTGGCCGGTCACCTTTACCGGTCTGAAACCGCGAATCAAGGAAATCATGGCATTCCTCGACCGGCACAAGGGTGCGAAGGGCTTCCTGTGGGAGCCGCCCCTTGGCGAGCTTGGCCTCTACAAGTGCAACGGCTACAAGCCGATTCACCGCGGCGGCCAGGTCTACGCCATCACCGCCACCTTCCAGCAAACCTTTCATCCCTGAGATAACCGCCCATGGCACTGATCACGGACATCCAGAAACTGGAGCCCGGCGGCGAAATTCGCCTGTTTGAAATTGACGGGACGGAATACGGCGCTGATTACCTGCGCTTCCACGGCCACGCAATCCCGCACACGGCTGAGGAACTGCTGGCCTACGAGCATTCTGAGGACGACTTGCCGGCCAAGTCGATTATCTGGCAGGGCCAGGAGTACGCGGCCTGGCCGGTGCAGATTGAGGGTATTTCCTCGAGCAGCGACGGTACCGCTTCTCGGCCGACGTTCGCTGCCGGCAATGTCAACGGGCGCGTCACGGCGCTGTGCCTGGCTTTCGAGGACATGCTCAAGTTCAAACTGACGGTCCGCGAGACCCTGACTCAGTACCTGGACGCAGCCAACTTCCCCGAGGGCAACCCAACCGCCAACCCGACCCAGGAGGCGCTGGAGATCTGGTACATCGACCAGAAAACCAGCGAGGACGGCGAGGCTGTGGTCTGGGAGCTGTCTTCCCCGGGCGAGATCGACAACCACGGGCTGCCCGGCCGGCAAATGACGACGTTCTGCCACTGGGCCATGACTAATGGTTACCGGGGCCCAGACTGCGGATACACCGGCGCCGCCATGTTCGACGACGAGGATAACCCCACGGATGACCCAGCACTGGACCAGTGCAAGGGTTGCCTGTCGTCCTGCAAGCTGCGCTTTGGCGAAAACAACGAACTGTCCTTCGGTGGATTCCCCGCCGTTTCCCTGATTGCCCGGAGCTGACCATGCGCAAGCACATCATTGCGGCCATCCAGGCGCACGCGGCGGCCCAGTACCCGAAAGAGTGTTGCGGCCTGCTGCTGGCCATCGGACGAGCACAGAAATATTTCCCATGCAGGAATATCGCCACGGAGCCGAGCGAAGAGTTCCGGCTTCACCCAGAGGACTACGCCGCGGCGGAAGACTTGGGCGAGGTGATCGGCATTGTTCACTCACACCCGGACGCCACCAGCAGGCCGTCACCGCATGACTTGGCCATGTGCGAGGCCACGGCCTTGCCCTGGCACATTCTGTCCTGGCCTGAGGGCGACATGCGCACGATCACGCCAACGGGCAGCACGCCGCTGCTCAAGCGTCCGTTCGTGCACGGCGCATGGGACTGCTGGCAGGTTTGCGCTGATTGGTATGCCCGGGAGTGGGGCCTTGAGTTTGAAGCCTTCCAGCGCACCGACGGTTGGTGGGAGCGCGCGGAGAACGACAGCCTGTACGAGCAGCACTACGAGGCCGCCGGCTTCGTGCGCGTCGACAATCCACAGCGTGGTGACATGATCGTCATGCACGTCGGGCGCACGGTTCATCCGAATCACGCCGGGATTTATCTGGGCACCGATCCGTCGCTACCTGGCGAGGATTCAGGCGCGTTCGGTCCTGGGCCATTCCTCCTGCACCACCTGTACGGCAGGCCTTCGGAAATCATCGTCTACGGCGGGCCTTGGCATGAACGATCGCGCCTGATCCTCAGGCACAAAAACGCAAAACAACCAACATGACGCGGCATGGCCGCAGGAGAAAATATGCAGAGTGTAATTGAGTCAGCAGCTAAAACCGCCAGTGGCGAACCGGTCTGGCGGCTAACAAAGGGTTAGTTGCCTTTGTTTTCCAGCATTTTTTCGATGTAGGAAACGTCTTTCAGAATGACCTCAAGCGGCCATTCGTAGGCGTCTCTTGCTTCGCCGCTTTCGCATCCACCTGCAGGCACCTCTCTGAAAAACTGTGCTGCGCGTTGCAGCGCTTCTTCATTGAAGCCTGGTGTCTGTTTCAATGCATGAGTAAGCGACAAAAGCGCCATGAGAACGCCGTGTTCAAAAGGTTTCACTTCGTATGCCACATTGACCTCCAGGTCATAAACGCGCCGATATTGGCGCTACCCCAGTCCTTGGGCTTGCAGGCGTAGGACTGGGAAATCCTTTCTTCACTCATTCGAGTATTTGAAATGACTCAAATCGAACGTAGCGACATCGCGCGCACGATGGATGCACTCGCGTTGGCGTTGGCTGATCACGGGCACAGCTGGAGTGATGAACTGAGAGCTTCCTACGAGCGCGCCACGGAAACCCTTAAGGCTTGCGATTGTAAGGTGACTGATTTGTCGGCTTCAGGCTGATGCCTAGCTCGGCGGCCTTGCTGTAGATCGACGCCTCGGAACGGCCAAGCTTGAGGCCGATTACGCGGGTGGGGGTGTTACCTGCTGCCAGCGTACGCAGTTGAGTAATCTCTGCCGCTGTCCATTCCTTGCCGCCGTTGGTGGGTTGCTTGGCCATTGCTCAGTTCCTTCTGGGTTGGAGGCCAGACGCTACTACTGATAGCGGCCTGGGCGCTACTGGCATTCCATCCACGCTGGATGCCCGGACAGGTAGGTCAGTTTTGCAAGAGTCTCGGCACAAATTTCGGCCTTAAAACGGCTCTATTAGCAGCGTATCGTCTGCGTTCAGACCTTTGATCAATGTTCGAACGCCGATTCGACGGATTATTCGGGCTTTCGTTCGTTTTCATGTGGGTTCGTGTTCGAACGTGTGAATTCGTGTTGACGAGTGTGTCAACTGAACCTATAGTTCGCTTCGTCTGAGCAGCGGCCACTACCTTATACGGGCCGTTGTGCGACATACAAAGGGTCCCTGAGGGGGCCCTTAATACTTTCTAGGGACGGAAAATGAATCGCTTAGGCATTTTCGTTGACGCTGGGTATCTGTTCGCGCAAGGTTCTCAGGCACTTACTGGCGATGTAGTTAGGCGCCAACTACTCTCGCTCAACGAGCAGGCGGTCATCACGCAGCTTATCGGCACCGCCGAGCACCTCTCAGGTGGGACGCCTCTTCTACGTATCTATTGGTACGATGCAATCGGTACTAGCGGTCCAACTCTTGAGCAGAAGCGGCTTGCGAGCAGCAACAACGTCAAAGTTCGAATGGGTACGCTCAACGGTAGCGGCCAACAAAAAGGCGTCGACTCTATGATCGTGATCGACATGATCGAGCTCGCTCGAAATCATGCGATTGCTGACGCAGTTTTGATTTCAGGTGATGAAGACGTTCGTGTGGGCGTCCAGTTTGCTCAGAATTATGGTGTTAGAGTTCATTTGATTGGAATTGCAAATGAGCATGACAAGAATCATCAGTCCCCAAGCCTAATTCAAGAAGCTGACACTCATACGGAGTGGACGCCAGACATAATCAACTCTTTCCTCAGCGTCCGTCAGGCGCAAGTTCGACCTCGTGTCATTCCAGCCGTTGATCCTGCAGCCAAGCCGGCAGTGAATGAAGCGGTTGTCAGTGAAGAAGAAGCGACGAAGATTCTTGAGGCCTTGATTGACGCAATGGTGAGCGGCTTGGTTCCGAGCGATCTTCTGGCTCTGAAGGAACATTTGAAGCACAGCTCCTCTCTGCCGCGCGAGTTCGATGGAAAGATCCTTGGCGTGAGTCGAGACGCAATCAAGCGCGATCTGGAGCAGCCAGAGAAGAAGTTTGCGAGAAAGAAATTTATAGAGCTGGTAAAAAAGAAGTAATACAGCCATTTACAAAGCCCAGCCCCGCGCTGGGCTTTTTGCATCAGCGCCTCAGTGAAGTGGATGCCTGGCCAGGTACGCGGTACAGTCCTTTCTTACATGGAGGATATTGATGAAAATTTGGCTGATGGTTTTGTTCGCTGCGGCACTCGCGGGATGCGCAGACAGCGGACCGATCAAGGTGGGTCCTGACACGTACACGATTTCTACCCGCGTTCCATTCGGCGGGCCCGCCTCTGCGAAAGGGCAGGCGCTCAAAGAAGCAAACGTGTTCTGCGAGTCCCAAGGCCGGGAGATCCTGCTTGATCACATGCAGGCTAGCGAGTGCGCGCTTCACGGCGGATGCGGAGAGGCTGAGATATATTTCTTCTGCATGGCGAAAGGGGACCCGCAGCTGAAACGCCAGAGGTATAGCCCTGATCCAACGCAGAAAATTCAAATCGATCAGCGATAATTCGTGGCACCAAAGCGGCGCACTGGGCAGTATTGCAGTCCCGCCAAACCAAAGAGGGAACGACATGCGGATTTTGATAGCAGCGGTAGCTGTGGCGATGCTGGCGGGGTGTATGGCGCCGACCATGAACGAGGCTCGCCAATCTGGCCCGTACAAGGTTCTCACTTCCAAAAAAACGGACGCCGCGCTGGCTAAATGTGTCCAGTACGAATGGCAGAACCAGTCGATATTCGGCGGTACGCCTGGCGCAACTCTTCAGCGTGGCCGGGATACTGGTTACACCGTGTTCACTGAGGGGGCCCAGTACTTCGTTGACATCCAGCCTAAAGGCTCGGGGGCCGAAGCGAAGTATTACGTGGTAGTCGGAAACTGGATTGCGAATAAGCGATTGGCCGCGCTGCAAGGCTGCCTATAGTCCGCACCACTTCATCAAAGGCTCGCTTCGGCGGGCCTTTTTATTGCCTGGAGAAAAGCAAATGGCGGCACTTGCTATCAATTATCAGCCAATGACCACGATCCTGCTTTACGGTCAACTTCGACAGTTTGGCCGATCCTTCCGCATGGCAGTGAAGTCGCCCGCAGAGGCGATCAAGGCGCTGTGCGTGCAGATCCCTGGATTTGAACGCTTCCTGTCGAACGCCAAATCCCGAGGGATTGAGTTTGCCGTATTCCGAGGAAGGACGAACCTGGCAGAAAAGGAGCTTGGGTTTGCGGGCGGCGGTGATATTCGAATTGCTCCGATCATCACCGGCAGCAAGCGAGGCGGTGCGCTGCAAACAATCATCGGTGCAGTACTGATTGTTGTCGGCCTCGTCATCACCGGCGGCACATTCGGCGCAGGCGCACCGTTCGGTTCAGCCCTTATCATGATGGGCGGCTCGATGGTCCTTGGTGGTGTGATTCAAATGCTCAGCCCTCAGGCTGGCGGCCTCAAGACAAGCGCCGCGCCCGAGAACACCCCCGGTTATGCCTTCGGCAGCGCCAAGAACACCACGGCGTCGGGTAATCCGGTCCCGCTCTGCTACGGCAAGCGCAGGGTAGGCGGGGCAATTATCAGCGCCGCTATCTACGCCGAAGATCAGATGTAACTACCACCCGCAGCACAGCAGCCGGCCATGAGCCGGTTTTTTATTGCCTGGAGAAAAGTATGGGCGCAGCACAGAAGCTCGACATCTACGGCGCCAAGGGCGGTTCCGATAAGCCAAAAACACCAACCGAGGCGCCCGACAGCCTGCGCTCTGTCGCCATCGCCAAGATGCTGATCGCTGTAGGTGAGGGTGAATTCGAAGGAACGCCAACCGCCAAGGACATCTATCTCGACAACACCCCGCTGCAAGATCCTCAGGGCAATATGAATTTCCCGAACGTGAAGTGGGAGTGGCGCACCGGTGCAGTTGACCAGAGCTATATCCAGGGCATCCCTTCAGTCGAGAACGAAACCACCATCAGCACCGAGCTGCGCAGCGGGACGCCATGGGTGCGGGCCATCAGCAATACCCAGCTTTCCGCCGTGCGCATCCGTTTTGCGTGGCCTGCGCTTCAGTCCGTGGACTCTGGCGGCAACGTCAACGGCTACCGGATTGAGTACAAAGTCGAGCTGGCAACCGATGGCGGCGCCTATCAGCAGGTGTTGAGCGAGGCTGTAGACGGCAAGACCACCAGCCTGTACGAGCGCACGCGCCGTATCGATCTGCCAAAGGCGACCACTGGCTGGCTGATGAAAATCACGCGGCTGACCGTCAACCAGAACAACAACAAAATCTCCGACACCATGCAGATCGCCGGCTTCACCGAGGTGATTGACGCCAAGATTCGTTATCCGAACACCGCGCTACTTTACATCGAGTTCTCTGCTGAGCAGTTCCGCAGCATTCCAGCGGTGACCGTCGAGACCAAGCTGAAGAAGATGCAGGTGCCGAGCAATTATGACCCTGCGTCTCGCACCTACTCGGGCATTTGGGACGGCACATTTAAGCAGGCCTGGACGGATAATGCGGTCTGGATGACCTACGACATCACCACGGCCGACCGCTTCGGGCTCGGCCGTCGCATCAAGCCGTGGATGGTGGACAAGTGGGAGCTCTACCGCATCTCGCAGTATTGCGACCAGTTGGTGCCGGACGGGAAGGGGGGCCAGGAGCCGCGCTTCATCTGCAACCTGAACCTGCAGAGCAAAGCTGACGCCTGGTCGCTGCTTCAGGATATCTCGACCATCTACCGTGGCATGACCTACTGGGCTCAGGGCCAGGTATTCACGCTGGCGGATATGCCGCGCGCGGCCGACTTTGACTTTGCCTACACCCGGGCGAACGTCATCGACGGCAAGTTCACCTACTCCAGCGCGTCGGAGCGCACCCGGTACACCCGGGCTCTGATCAGCTACGACAACCCGCTGAACAACTACGACACTGATGTCACTGCGGTGACCGACCAGAAGCTGCAGCGCCGCTACGGTGACAACCCGCTGGAGATCAGCGCAATCGGCTGCACCCGCGAGTCTGAGGCCCAGCGCCGTGGTAAGTGGGCGCTGCTCACCAACTCGAAAGACCGGGCCGTCACCTTCAAGGTCGGCCTCGATGGGCGTATCCCGCTGCCCGGGTACGTGATCCCGATCGCCGACGAGCTTCTTGCCGGGCGGCCAGTGGGCGGGCGCATCTCGGCGGTGAACGGAAAAGTCATCACCCTGGACCGAGACACCCAGGCCAAGCCCGGCGACCGGCTGATCCTTAACCTGCCAGACGGCAAGTGTGAAGGGCGCACCGTGCAGTTGGTCAGCGGCCGCCAGATCACGTTGACAGTGGCTTACTCCGTGGTGCCAGAACCTGAACTGGTGTGGGCGCTGGATGCCGATGATTTGGCTATCCCGCTTTATCGTGTGGTCAGCGTGGCGCGGCCGGAGCCTGGCGTTTTTGAAATTTCGGCCGTCCAATACGACCCGAGCAAATTCGCGCACATCGACACCGGCGCGCGCCTGGAAGAGCGGTCGATCAGCGTTATCCCGATCACCGTGGTTCCGGCGCCGGCGAGCGTCACGATCACATCGAACGTTTCCATCGACCAGGGCCTGGCCATCAGCACCATGAACATCTCGTGGCCAGCTGTTGCTGGTGCAGTAGCCTATGACGTTGAGTGGCGCAAGGACAGCGGCAACTGGATCAAGGTGCAGCGCACTGGCTCGACCAGCGTCGACGTCACCGGCATCTACTCGGGCGCCTACCTGGCCCGTGTGCGTTCGGTGAGCGCCTTCGAGATCTCGTCTATCTGGAAAAGCTCAAACCTGACCAAATTGGAAGGTAAAACAGGTTTGCCACCGGCGGTGTCGTCGCTGACCACCACAGGCGAGCTTTTTGGGATCAGCATCAAGTGGTCCTTTCCGCCAGGTGCCGAAGACACGCAGCGCACCGAGGTGTGGTATGCCCCGGCCAACGACCTGGGCGCAGCGACGAAGCTGGCCGATCTGGCCTATCCGCAGGCCGACTACCGGATGCAGTCGCTGCTGGCGGGCACAACTCTGTTTTTCTGGGCGCGCCTGGTGGATCGCACCGGCAACGTTGGCCCGTTCTATCCAGTGGTTAATGGGGTGCTGGGGCAGTCCAGCTCCAACGCGGGCCCGATCCTCGAGCAGATCAAGGGGCAAATCGATGAGACGGCGCTGGGCCAACTGTTGAAGGATCGCATTGACCTCATCGACGGAAATGGGCCTGGCTCGGTAAACGGACGTATCGACGCAGCCAAGCAAGAGCTGGAGCAACTGATCGGCGAGGTTGTCGATGCGCTGGAGTATGTGCCGGCCAAGGCCTATGCCCAGGGAGAGATAGTTCGGGTAGGGCAGCACCTGTACCAGGCCAACGGCCAGGTACCGGCGAACAACCCGCCGCCGAACGCGACCTACTGGACCGACATCGGCACAGTGGTGCAGACGGTCAATGCCTTGGTAACGCAGGTTCAGCAGAACTCGGCCACGATCAACCAGCAAGGCCAGGACATAAGCGCCCAGGCCCAGCAGCTGAACGCGGTGAAGGCAACGGTGAACGATCCTGTCACCGGCGTTACGGCTACGGCCAACGGGCTCAGCACGCTCAATGCCTCGGTGACCACGCTCGACGGCAAGGTCACCACCACAGCTCAGCGGGTCGACGGCATATACCTGCAGGTCAATCCGCCGCTTCAGGGTGACGACAGTGCTTTGATGGGATCGGAGGCGAGCTACGTCGGTGTTTGGTCGACCCAGTCCGCCCTGATCGAGGGCGACCTGGTGCAGGGGCAGCGCACCGACGTGGTGGACGCGAAAGTTGCGACCACAGCCGCCGCTGTTGTCGCTGAGCAAACGGCACGCATCAATGCCGAAGGCGCGCTGTCAGCCAGCATTGAAACGGTCAAGACCGCGGTAGGCGGAAACTCGCTGGCCATCCAGACCAACAGCACTGCGATCCAGACGGTGAATGGCAAGATCACGGCGAACTGGTCGGTGCGGATGCAGTACGAATCCGCCACCGGCCTCTACAAGTACGCTGGGATCGGTCTTGGATTGGAGAATGGACCGGGCGGCCTGCAATCGCAGTTCATCATTGATGCCGACAGGTTCGCCATCGGGCAGGCCGGCACCGTGCCGTTCGCTGTCACCGGCGGGCAAACATTCATCAAGGCTGCCTTCATTCAGGACGCCTCGATCACAAACGCCAAGATCGGCAACTACATCCAGTCGAACAATTATGTCGCAGGCCAGACGGGGTGGAAGTTGTTCTTTGACGGGACCTTCGAGATGAACGGTGTGGTGCCAGGGCAGGGGCGCTCTGTCATGACAAACCGATCATTGCGCTTCTGGGACGTGAACGGGGTCAAGCGAGTTCAAATCGGAGATCTCACTGAATGACAGAGGGTATCCGAATATGGGGACCTACCGGCCTGCTTGAACTTGATGAAACGTCTTTCACTGTTGGCGTTACCTATTCGGCAATAGTCTCAAGGTCAGGCTCGGCTGGCAGGACTCAGTTTATATCAATACCGGGGGTAGATCCTGCAACGCACTCAGCAGTATGTGTCCCAATCGCCGCATATGACACGGGCGGGCAGAACTACGCCTCTATTCAATACACTGCAATAGTTAACTCTGGAGGCGTGACCATTTATTTTGGCAGCCCCGCAGCAAATACAGGGCCATTAGGAACTAGCAATCAGAGGCTTTTAGTAATGAGGTTCAGATAATGGCTTATGGAGCGTCGTTTAAAAATAACAGCGATATCGTGACCATTGATACGGAGTTCTCAAGACTAGTTGTTCTCGAGAAAGGAAGCTGGAACGGAACCGGCTCAGGAGTTTCTGTAGCGTTTGCAAAAACGGTAACAACTAGTGAGCCTCCCCTGGTATTTGTAAGGCCTGCTCAGTCGAACACCTTGTGTTTCTGTGTAATACAGGGCGCTCCAGGTGGATGGACCGGGTTTTCCTTTCGAGGAATTTTAGGCACTGCAACTTCCGGAACATGGTTTTCCGCTGCATTCATGTCTTTCCCTACCGCGACATATGGAATGCGATTGTGGGATGGCTCTACAAAGCTTCTATTCGATAACGGTACGCCCTGCGCACAATTTACAAGATCCATTACTTCGTGGACCTATCTTGGCGCAGCACAAACCAGTCAAGGGGTATATAGATACAGTTGGACCGCACCGTCAAGTTTATCTAGTGGCGATTACATGATGCTGAATAATGTAGCCATGGATATGGCTGGCGTCGTTTCAAGGCAGGGGAACATGTACGCCGTTTGGGAATACCAAAACGACAGAGTTGTAATGCAGGCTGTAGGCGCCGATCTTCCAAGTTCTTTTTATATGCCGGTTGTTTTTGCTAAGCCTGTAGCGTAGTTAAAATATAAACGACTTAAGAGGTTCAATTTATGGCAAGGCAAGATATCAACCTTGGCACAGCTCCAACAGGAGCTGGCGGCGACACCACGAGAAGTACCGGTGTAAAAATTAATGCCATGACTGCGGAACTCTATGCCGCTTTGGGTGCGAATTCAGGCGGGGCAATTCCTGCCGCGCTGCCGGTGAATAAAGGTGGCACCGGAGGTTCGACGCAAGCTGCGGCCCAGGTGGCTCTCGGCTTGGGCACCGTCGCCACGCTGAATACGGGACGCTCACCCGGAAACGTGCCGACTATGGAGATGATAGGCATCGCCAGTTCCGAGTCGACGGTTCCGTGGACAGCGGAAAACTACGCGGGAATTGATAACAAGGTTTTCTCATCGGCTGCGTCTGGCCTGAATCCACAAGGCGGCACTGGTCTTTATTACCGGCAGACCATTCAATTCGGCACCACTGGCAACAGGCTCATGATTGCATGGCCTTACGGCCTGACTGGTAACACGGGGACCATCAAGATGCGATCCGTCTACAACGGAGCTGTAACCCCTGAAATTGAGCTTTACCACACAGGCAATACCACCCGTGCTTCTGACGGCACCCTCAAGGCGATCTAAACATGGCAAGAGCAGCAATTAACGTATTGGGCGCGACTGGCGACACCTACGACTTTGTAACGAATGGTGCAGGTACTGTCACCTCTTCGCGCAAGTCTACTGGCGTTTATTTGATCGCCGGATCCCTGGGCATGGTTCCTTTTCCGCCGTTGGATGATGGCTGGGGCTACACCGTTAACCGGGTGGACAGTCGCGCCGACGTGGATGTGGATTTTGCCGACGGCGTTCTGACCGTTACGGTGACCAAGGACGGTAAGCCGTACGACCTCAAGCACATGATCACTCTGCACATCCTGGTGCCGGATTCGCCGGTGGTTTCTATACCTGCACCTGCACCTGCACCTGCACCTGCACCTGTAGCCGAGCCGGAAGCGGTCACTGACGCCTGATAGCCCGCCGAATACAGATGCCCGCCACCGAGCGGGCTTTTTTACGCCTGGAGAAAGCCATGCCCATCACTGAGCAGCAACTGCTGCAGATCCTCCCGAACGCCGGCCGCAATGCCGGCGTTTTTGTTCCCGCCCTGAATACGGCCATGAACCACTACGGCATTGTGGGTACCGCGCGGGTCTCGGCGTTCATTGCGCAGATCGGCCATGAGTCAGGGCAGTTGCGCTGGGTGCGCGAGATATGGGGCCCCACCGCGCAGCAGCTCAAATACGAAGGTCGTGCCGATCTGGGCAACACCGAGAAGGGTGACGGTTCCAAGTACCGTGGGCGGGGCCTGATCCAGGTTACCGGCCGGGCGAACTACAGAGCTTGCGGCGAGGCCCTGGGCCTGGACCTGATCAGCAAGCCAGAACTGTTGGAGCTGCCGCAGCACGCGGCCATGTCGGCTGCCTGGTTCTGGTCGACGCGCGGGCTGAATACGCTGGCGGATCAGGGTGAGCTTGTGAAGATCACTCGGCGCATCAACGGGGGAGTGAGCGGGTTGGCCGACCGCCAGGCGCTGTACGAAAAGGCGCTGAAGGTGCTGGCATGACGCCGGTGCAGAAGCTGGCCGGCCTGGCGGTGCTGATCCTGTTGCTGATGGCCGCCGCCGCCGGCGTTGCCTGGCAGATGCAGGACTGGCGGATGGGCAAGAAGCTCGCCGAGCAGGCCGGCCTGCATAAGGACGACTTGGCCGCTATCAGCAATGCCGCCGCCGCCCAGGTCAGCGCAGAGCAGAGAAAGCGTCTTGCCATCGAGCAACAGCTCGCGACCCAGGACCAACAACACACCAAGGAATTATCCGATGAGAAACGCAAGCAGGCTGTTATCCGCGATCGCCTTGCCACTTCTGATCTGCGGCTGTCAGTCCTCCTTGCCGAGGATCCAGCCAGTGACTGCAACGTGCCTACCTCCCCCGGCGCCGTCGGCGTGGTTCATGCAGCCCGTAGAGCCCAACTTGACCCAGCGCATGCTCAACGAATTATCGCCATCACCGGTGACGGGGACCAAGGATTGATCGCGCTGCGTGCATGCCAGGCATACGTCAGGACGGTGGCCCCCGGTACACTTTCAGTTCCAGCAGAAGCCGCTGATTCTCCCTGAACAGGTGGTCTCGCTGCTCCGTTATCAAATCGATGGGGCGAAAGCTGTGATTGCCAGATGGGTCGTCGCCAATTTCTAACAGGCGAGCCTGAGCCTGCTTTAGCGATGCCTCGGCCTTGTTCTTGCCGGCCAGCAGCAGGTCATTCATCTGGACAAGACCGGCGATGTTTGCCCTGGCCCTGGTCAGCAGCTGATAGGCGCTGGTCAGCTCATCCTCGAGCAGCGCGCACTGGTGCTGGTACATTTCCAGTGGCGTGGGGCATCCGAGCCAATCATCGGTATCTGCGTCAACGGTCATAGTGGAATCTCAAATACTGTATGTGCGTACAGTAATCGAGGTTTGATCGTGGCGCGATTTTAGGCGACGAGCTGTATCTATTAGCCAGATGGTTCAGCAGATACGAGGTCTGCCCACTCCTGCATCATTTCTCGACGCTGCTCAAGGTACGCGGCATGGTTGTAGACGTCTCGGATAAAACTGCTGTCAGCGTGGGCGAGTTGCCGCTCGATCCAGTCACGGTTGTAACCGCGCCCGTTCATCTCAGTGGAGAATAGATGCCTGAAGCCGTGGGGCGACTGCTTGCCGGTGAGCCCGCAGATATCCATGACGTTGTTCGCGTAGTTCGTGCCGATAGGCATTGTCGGATCACTGCGGTTCGTGAACACATAGCGAAGGCCGCCAGTGATGGGTAGCATGCTTTTCAGCAGCTCAACGGCCTGGTCCGGCAGCGGCACGGCATGCTCACGTCGCGCCTTCATCTTTTGCGCCGGCGTTGTCCAGGTGGCTGCGTCCAGATCGATTTCCGACCATTCTGCGTGCCTGACCTCGCCCGGGCGTGATGCGGTGTAAATCATCAGCATGATTGCCGACCGCAACTGATGGCCTGACACACACTGTTGAATGGTGGCGATGGTCTTGGGTAGTTCGCTGAACGGCAAGAATGGATGCGGCCGGTTCTGCGCGCCTTTCTCGGTGACGGCGTGCATCTCAGCTGTAGGGTTCGATTCAATCAGTCCGGTGGCGATCGCATAGCTGAACACCTGGCCCATCCTCTGCCTAACCTTCACCGCCGTGACTATAGAGCCGCGCTTTTCGATGCGCCGTATCAGGCCGATCACGTCGGCTCGCTTGATGGCGTCGATCTGCCGCCCGCCAAATGTTGGAAGCACATCCAGTTCCATCAAATTGCTGATGATCCGGTACGTTCCAGGCGATACGCTGGCCCTCCTGAATGCCAGCCACTCATCGTACACGCGGCGGAATGTCCGGCCGCCAGCCTCAATCAGTCCTGCCTTCTTCTCCTTCCTCGATTCGCGCGGGTCTACGCCGCGCGCGATGTCTTCCCGCGCCTCATCTCTGCGAGAGCGCGCTTCCTTCAGGCCCGTTTCCGGGTATGTTCCAAAAGAAATCCTTGCCTGTTTTCCAAGCCATGTGAACCGAAAGTGCCAGCTTTTGATTCCACTGTTCGCCACGTAAAGCGAAAGACCCAGGGAGTCGGGGAGGGTGTATGCCTTTTCCTTTGGCTTGGCCTGTCTGGCCGCCGTGTCCGTGAGTGCCAC